GCACCCGTATTTCAAGTGCCCGCAACAGACACATGCGTGCGGACCACAGCAGCCCGGGGCATGTTGCTGGAACTGAAAATAGCTGCCAACCGGGATCAGGTCGGCTCGGGTGTGGTGGGCCCGGGAGAAGTCCCCTATTCGTTATCGCACGGCACTTTAGCCGAAAGGTGCGGGCGAAATTGCCCCATTGAAGCGAAAAAACAATTCGCGCCGATCCCCGCACCGTCGTCACACGACGAAATTGATCGCGCTTAAAGCGCCTCACGCCGCCAAAATCCCTGCGTTCCGTGAGCGCAAACGCGCCGGTCCACATTCGCATCGGCTGAGCGCCGGACGCGCCCACGGCCTTCCTACGGGGTGACGTCCAAGACCACCCGGTATAGCCTGCCCCGGCCATGTCCGAGCCGCCCCGCCAGGTCCGCGAATTCACAATCATCGAGCCGTCCGGCCGACGCTTCAATGTCCGTTACCTCACGCCGGCGCAGAAGGTCCGCGCGGCACTCGGCATCGCCGCGCTCCTGATCGTGTCGCTCGCGCTGTGGGCGATCCAGCTGTCGCCGGTGTGGGTGCCGATCGTCGCTTGGTTCCGGTGATCCGCGCGCCGGCGCCGCGGCGCTTCCCGCCGCCGTGGACGATCGAGGAGCACACCGAAAGCTTTTGCATCACGGACGCCGCAGGCCAGGCGCTCGCCTATGTCTATTTCGAGGAAGAGAAGGGGCGGCGCGACGTGATGCACCGGCTGACCAAAGACGAAGCCCGCAGGATCGCCGCCAACATCGCCAAGCTGCCGCAGCTGTTGCGCGGCCCCAAAACGCAAAAAAGCGCCGCCAGCCCCGAAGGGCCAGCGGCGCGCGCGACGATATGCCTGAGACGATGCGGCGAATTCTATTGTGGTTTGTTCCGTAGGCGCTCACGCTGCAATTGGTCGCGAAGGTAGACGATCCGATCGCGCTGTTCGTCGTAACGCTCCTGACGGATACGTTCGACCGTGGTTTCCACGGCCCCAAAGCGATGTTCGAGTTCCACACGTGGAACGATGTCGCTCTTAAGCTGTTTTATGTCCGACTGGATAGGAGAGAGCGCTTGCGAGCCGAACAGCATGAGCACACTGACGGCGAGACTTGCGCCAGCGAAGATCGCCACCCACGGCGTTCGCTGGCGATCGTTCAGTTGAGCCGACAGGCCCGCGACCAACGTGCGCACTTCATGCGCCAGGCTCGATACGGCCTTATCGATCTTGGCGTCGAGGCCAACGACGCTATCCTTGAGGTCGCGAACATCAGTCTCAAGTGATTCAACCTGGACGCCCAACGCGGCGACATTGAGCGACTTCGGCCTATCGTTCATTTCATCGACCTCCCACCATCGATGCGCGCGCCGACGCGCACTTACGCGTCGGCGCTGGTTGCTCGTCCACAGCTCGATTAGCTCGAGCTGGACGTCGAGGCATCAGGATCGGGCGCAGCGCCGGCCGCGGCCGCAGCGGCTTCAAACGCCGCGTCGGTCGATGCGTCGAGCGTCGACAGTTGTGTCATCTGGTCGGCGGTGACCGCCGTGTTCGACTGCAACGCCGCGATGATGTTTTTAATCATCGGCGCGACGGTTTCGACTTCCTCGATACCGGCAGCGATGATTTGCTCAAGAGTCGAGACGATGCTGGCGATCGTGCTGGCTTCGCCTGTCACCGACGCGATCTGCGCCAGCGCGGTAAGAAGAATCGTAATGGCGCTCATGGGCCATACTCCAATGTGAGGGTTGAGACGAAAGCGGCTGCGACGGCGTTCTAGCTGAGGCCGTATTCGGCGAAGATCTGCTTGAGCGAGGAGATCGCGTTCTGCAGCACCGAATAGGCCGTGGCCGGGATCGGCGTCGAGCCGCCGTTACTGACCGCTGCCTCAAGCTGATTGCGGGCAATCCGGCCGGAACGGATCAGCGGCACGATCGCGCTGACCGCCGCCTGGTTGCGGCAGAGCGTCGGCGCATTGGTGCCGCAAGCCGGAAGCTTGAGATAGTTCGTCGCCGTCTGTTCGAGGGCGTCGAAAGCGTTGGCCGCCACATAGATCGATGTCGGCGAGATCGTGGCGCCGGTCACAATGTTCCAGTCATTCTGCAGCTGGGCGCAGCCACCGAGAATGACGACGCATGTCATCGCGGCGGCAAGAATAATCTTACGCATTGCCGAAGTCCTTTCCTTGAGGGTTACGGTTCACTTTGCACGCGCCGCGGCGATGGCCGCACGATGCACGATGGGTAGTTACTTCGATGGCGGCGCGATCAGCCCGGCGAAGCCGCCAGTGAACAGGCTGACAACCACCTTGAACGCGCTCACCACGCCGATCGCGCCGGCCGTGTAGACCGGGTTGATCCAGGAGTGCGTGCAATCGAAGACGCCGCTCGCGCTGACAATGCAGCCCGAAGCGAGAAGCCCTGCCGTCAGCATCGCGAGCACGATGTTGACCACGTTCGTCACGGTATGGATGAGATTTGCATTGAGCATTGAGACACCTACGAACGAAAAAGCCCGGCGGCCGGCCGGGCGCGGGTTCAACCTTGCGGAAGTCGGTACAGCGTCACGCGCGTCGTGTGCGAAGGGTCTTCGTCATCGAGAACACGATCGGCAAAGCACCACTCGACGGTGCGCAGCCACACCCGATAGCTGAATTTTTGGTCGCGAATTTCACTGACCTGATAAGCGTCAACCGTCACCGGCCACCAAGCGAACCAGCGGCGCCAGATCCAGGTGTCGCTCATTCAGGCGAGGCCGAGCCGTTGCCTGAAGCGCGCGAACCATCCTGTGGCGGGCGCTATGATCGCCGCGGCCGGCGCTGCCGCCTTCGGCGCCGATGCGGCCGCCGTGCTCGAGCTCGGCGCGGGCTTGGGCGCGTCAACCGACGTGGCGCTCGCAAACGGCACGAAGCCGATCATCATGTTCGCGACGTGCGTGGAGTCCGGATCGGTGTCGAGGCCTGCAATCTCCTGCGGGATCGCCTGCCGCATTTCATAGTCGCCTGCAGCGAGCGCCTGCTTGCTGCCGCGGAAGCCGCTTGAGCAGGTCAGCCATCGGCCGGTGATGAGCTTCGCCGCCAACAGCGACGCATTGACCGCGCCAGACGCGTAAGCCCACGTCGTGAACTTCGGCTTGATCGCCGCGCTGAACTCGGTGAATGCCGCCTTGATTCCCGGCATGTCCGCTTCCGGCGCGTCGTAGTCCACCGTGTAGGCGATGAACGCGCTGCCATCCGTTGGCGCGCCGACTGTTGGCGCATAGGCAGCGGACCAAGCACCGTCCGCGGCGCCGACCGCTGGACCGCTCGGCTTGCCGTCGAATTCGTAGATCAAGAAGAGCCGCATCCCGCACGCCTGGAACAAGCGCGCCTCAGCCGGCTTGATGACCTTATCGCCGGACGGGTTGCGGCGGTTGAGATATCGGCCGATCGAGACGATGCCTTGCGCCTTTAGCTGCGCAAGCTTCGCGGCCGTCAGTGGAACGTCAGTGTCGATGATCGTGATGCTCATGTACCGGCTCCAAGGAAAAAATGAAAAAGCGCGATCACCGCTGCGGCGACCATTCCGCCGATCGCGACGCCAGCGCCGATTGCGAAGCGCACAAGGCGACGTCGCCACCACGCCATCACGTCTCGATCGAGCTCGACGATCGGCGGGATGACAAAACCCACGTCACCCCATACCGCATCAGGCGGGACCTCTGGATTGAAGATGCGCGGGCTACGGCGATGCCGCACGAACATTGATCGTGCCGCCGCGCGGGTTCACGACTATGGCGCCGGCGAGCGACGCGCGATGGATACGCGTCAGGTGGTGTCCGCTGTTGGCGTCGTAGAGGATAGCAGTGCCGTCGAGGTTCACGCTCTCGATGACCGCAACGTGATGATGACCGTAGACGGCCGCCATGCCCGGCGCCGGCGAAGCACGCGGAAACTTGAGCCAGTTCGCGGCGAGGAACAGTTCGCGCACGGGCTTGCCGAAGATCCGGAGTGAGGCACCGCAACCGCAGAATTCAGTGTGTGGACAGCCTGCCGGATGGCTGACGATCTGGCCAATATCGCCGACGACGCGGCCGACAAACCTTGCGACTTGGCGGACCGGCTCCTGCACGCTCGCGAACTCGCGAACTCGCGGTGGGCGTGAAGCCGATCGGCGCGGTTGCGCCTCCTGATAGCCATAGACCGGCATTGCGGCCGGCCCCGCGTAGTACGAGCGATGATCCTTATGCGAGAGCATGTAGGCGAGCCCGATGCCGAGCCCTTGCACCATCGGATGGACCGGATGGCGTTGCGTGCGTGCAGCTGCCGGCAAAGACAGCGTGGCGACAAGACAAAAAATCAGCGTGGCGAGAACAGCTCGCATCACGTTCACCTCTTGGTTGTTGGCGATGTACGCCCTCAGCCCTTCACGGGCGGAAGTCAGGAGTCGCGGCTACGCCGCGCCAAGATCAACGTCGATTTCGACAGCGAGAGTGAAGCCGTTCCCGTAGTCGTCTTCGGTGGCGACGGTGCCCGTCACCAGACCGAAGTCCATTGATGTTGCGACCAGCAGCGCCTCGGCGACCGGGTGATCGCTCGCGGCACCGCTCGGAATATAGGTGTACGCCGTACACGCACTGAGCTCCTGGAGTCCGGCGCCGAAGACGTTGAAGCTCTGCAATTTGATAAATAGCTCGACGCCGACGAACTGCGCCGGTAGGTCGTACTTGAACACGGTCGAGTCGAGACGCGCGAACGGTGCGCCGCTCGAATGGCTGGCGGCGGTTGTGCCGTACAGCCCGCGGTAGATTGTTGTCAGAGAATAATGGTTCGCCGTCGTGAGCGTAGCGGTCTCGAACGATATGAGCTCGCTATCCACGATGCAGAGCGTGTTGGCGAGTTGCGCATCGAGAGCGGTGCCGCTTGTCAGCGTGCCGCCACTCTCCGTGAGGTTCACAGCGAGCGTGTCAGTCGTGTCCGGGTTCGTGCCGCTGAACGACGGGAAACTTGCGGTGGTTAAGCCTTGGCGTGTGGCGCCGACCATCGACCCCACTTGGGTATAGGTGCTGCCGTCAACCGACAGCCAGACGTTGGCTCCTCCCCAATTCGGATCGGCGACGCCGCCGCTGCCGCCCGATGCGGCAATCCACACTTGCGGCGAACCGCCCACGAGCGCGGACGGCGGCTCGAAGATGATCGGCGTGTTGACCGGATCGGGCACCACGCTCCGGTTCAACGGATTGTTCGTGACCGTTTGTGTCGGATAAAGCGTGGCGGTCGCCGCACCCAAAGGAAATTCCTCGGCCGTCACGCTCAAGAAGCCGCTCTCATCCTCCTCGATTTCGGTAAGGCGGATCGGCGCGTTCGCCAAGCCGAGGATCGTGTCGCTGACCGTGACCAGGTCCATCGGGTCGAGAAGGCAATACTCCCACGACAGCCGAAACTTGTACGTGTTGCGGATGTAGACCGCGCGCTGCAGGATCAATTGCCCGGCGACTGCCGCGACATTCTCATCGCAGATTTCGTGCGCCGTGACGGTCGGCGCGATCCTCATTCCGTAGAGCTCGATCGCGTTTTGATCGCGTGCTTCTATCGGCGTCAAATTGTACGCGTTATCGCGCTCCGCAACTTCGAGCCGCCAGACGTTATAGGCCTCGTAGGGATCGCTGCGCGACACCTGCAGCGGATCTTCGTTGGCCTCCGCCTTGTAGTCGTCATCGCCAAGATTGTAGATCGGCGTGACGTTCGGATTGAACGTGATGCCGTTCCCGGTCACCGCCGCATCGCCATACGGAATGAACCGCAACAGGCCACCCGACCACACCGCGGCAGTGTTCGTCAATTGCAGCCATCGCGCCAAGATGCTTGACGCTTGCTCCTGGTCGATAAGCGCCGGCGAGAGCGATAGCCCCACGGCCCGACAATAAGTCTGATAGGAAGCGTCGTTGCCGCCACCTTGCGTGAACAGCGACGTGGCGTCGATCGAGCCGCCCGGAAAGCCGACGCCGAACTGCGCATTGGTCAGGAAGTCGTTTGTGCACAGCGACGGATCGGCGTCGTAGAACCCTGTCGCCGGCGCCGGGCCAGACACAAGCGCCTGATCCGAAGAATACGCGATCTGTCCGTAGCCAGTGCCGTACTGGAGGCCCTGAATCTCAAAGTTGTGGTTGTCGAGTGTCGCGCTATCGCCAAGGCTGTAGTCGGGCGCGCACACATAGGCCGTGCCCTGATAAGCGAGCGCCTGCGATGGATACGCCGATGCGATGTAGCTCCATGTCGTCTGCGGCGTGGTGCCCGTGAACAGCGACAGCCCGAGCTCGGCGAGCGTGTAAGTGGACTGATTTTTCCAGACGTAATTGATGCCGATGATCGGCCCCTCGCAAAGCGCGAGGATCACGGCTGCGGTGTACGTGTAGCCGGTTATGCCGCCGCCACCACCACCGCCGCCGCCTTTGCCGCCGCTACTGCCGTATTTCCCGCCGCCGCCGTACTGCGCGATGGTCTGGAAGTTGTTGTACCAGATCACATTCGGGGCGATCTTCGACATGCCCCACACGATCGGAATCGGCAGCGCGCTTACCGCCGTCTGAATTTGAAGACCGGTATAGTCGGGCGCAACAGCCGACGAATTACCGCCTCCGCCAAAGAGACTGCGTAGGCCGCTCATTTTTTCACAGCCCAATACGAGAAGAACCGCGGCGCGCGCTTAGGCTCCATCAGCGCACCGTTCGTTGCGACAACCTCCTCGAGCACGCGGCGCGCCGGATGATAGGCGTGGACGATCGTGAGCGGGTTCGGCACCGAGACGATGCCGCCATGTGCATAAGTGCGGCCGTACTTGAAGACCATGACGTCGCCGGGCTGCGCGGCCGTTACCTCAGACGCGCGATCAAAGACGAAGCCGAGATAGCGTTCATCGTCCCGGTGTATGTGCCAGTCGATCGCATAGGGCCGCGGATCGAACGGCGGGCATAGGCCGGTGTCGCAAAAGACCCTGACTAGCAACATGCCGCAGTCCACGCCGGCGCCCTTTACATCGGCACAGTTGTGGTACGGCGTGCCGAGCCAGGTACGCGCCTCCGCGACGATGGCCGCGCGTTGTTCAGCCTCCGATACCATCGCGCTTTGCTTCGGCCCGTTTGGCGAGCAACATGCCCGCGAGTTGACTGGTCTTTTCCTCAGCCGCCGTGGCGATCGCGGGATGGCCGAGTTGCGCAGCCATCTTGCGCGACTGGTCGTTGAAGTAGCCGATGAACTCGGCCGCGGTGGCATCGTCCGTGGCAACCACGAATTGCTTGGCGAGCGCCAGCACCAAAGCGGTCAGCGTGACGCTGTGTGCATTGGTGTCGACGATCTCGCGCTGATGATCATTGGCGCGCTTGATAGGCTCGGCCCGCGGCTTGCTCGATACCGGACGGCCGCGCGTGTCGATAAGGCGATGTACGGTCATGCGCTTTTCTCAAATCGCCATCTGCGGCGGCGGCACATAAGGAAAGCCCCGGAAATTGCCGAGGTTGTTAAACTTCGAGTTGCAGGTTCCCGGCGTGTGATCGCAGCCGAAGTAGACCGTGAAGCCGTCGCCAGTCGCCGGTGTGCTCTGCAGCGGATAGCCCAGCGCCATAGAGACGCCGGCGACCACGCTCATCACGTTGGCGGTGACCCCCGCGTTCACCCCCGACGTGAAGGTGATCGACCCCTGCTGATAGTTTGCGCTCGCACCCGACCACTCGATGACGCCGGCAGTGGATCCGGCAGCGCACGTGCCGTTGGTGCCGAACGCGTTTTTGACCAGCGTGCACCCGGAGTCGTAGAGCGTGTGGAGGCACGTCGGCTGATAGACATCGCGCGGCATGTCGATGTCGAGGAGCACAAGGTCAGAGTTGACCGTGAGCTTCGCCGACGTTCGGCCGATCTGGTCGACGTTGCCGAGGCGCCCCTTGAACAGCGTCACGGCACCGATCGCGGTGCCACCGATCCTGTCGGAAAAGAATATCCGGTAGCGTTCGATCTCGCAGCCGTCGAAGGAGCCGTCACGCAACGCCTGCAGGAACGGTGCGCCGCCCGATATCGTGTCAGTGGAACGGGCAGCGACCGTGATCTGCTGTTGATCGACTTCGAGCCCGACCGCGGCCTTGTACTTGAGGCCGTCAACCAAGATCGAATTCGCGAGATACGTGTTCCCGTTGTACGTGAACGTCACGTCCACGTTGGTGTAGCAAAGGATCAAGCCGGTTCGCATCGTGAAGGTGAACGCATCCGCCATGAACAGCGGGACGTCCGGGCTCGCGCGCGCCGCATTGAGATAGGTGATGAGCGCCGACGAAGTCGGCTTCATGGCTTCACGCTGCGGAACTTCATATCGTCAAGCTTCCACAGGTTCGACATGAACTCCTCGAAGTCCAATTGATCGTCGAGGAACCGACAGTTGAACGCGTAAGTGAAATCGGCCGACACGATGACGCCATTCGCGACGTTGCCGCCGAAGGTCAGCGTGTTCGGCGTCGTCAGCGTCCATCCCGTCGTGTTCGACGATGGCGGCGACGCGGTGCCGGTGACCAATCCCGATGTCGGTTCGACCCAGCCGGTGCCGATCGCGATTGGCGTATTGTTTTGCAGCTTCTCCGCGCCGGATGTGCTGGCCGCATACACGTTCCAGCCAGTAGCACTCGCCGGCGACGGCGCCGATGGCGATGCGACGTTCAATAGGTGCGATGCAGAGACGGCAAGCGAGGCCTCGGAAGAAGGCAAAGTCTCGCCCGCGGCGGTGAGGTAAGTGATCTTCGTGTAGATTGTCGTGGCGCCCAGCGATCCGCCTGAGCTCTGCGACAGCGACGGTGCGGCTGGCGCCGAAAATCCCGCGGCAGGGATCGCGTTGCTGTTCAGATAAACGTTGTTGAGCGCGGTCACCCAACCGACAGGTTCGAGGAAGCCACCAAGCGACCGTTCGATCGTGAACGCTGACGTGCTGCCATTGCCGGTCGCGAAAGCCTGGCCGGTGACGGCGCTGTCGTCAGGATCAGCATAAAGGAACGTCCCAAACTGCCCCTGCAGCTGCAAGAAAAACCCCATGAGGGTTTGCAGGCTGCTTGATCCGAGACCGGCGAACGATGCCGTCGAATTCGATGCCAGCCCGCTATAGACCGCATCGAACTCGTAGAGCGGATAAGCCATGAGCGCGACACGCACCTCGCGCCCCGACACATGCGGCGCTACCCGCGTCGAAAATGCTGGCTTCTTATGCCGAGACCATGTGAGACCGGCCAGCGACGGCAGCGAAGGCGGCGTCGTCATCAGAGGGTCCCAAGGTCGATCGCGATCTCGATATTTGCCCCCAACACGCCGAAGTCATCGGCGCTCGTAGCGATGCTCGTCACCAATCCGAAGTCCATGCTCTCACCCGCTTTAAGATCATCGGCGATCTGATGATCATCAAAATTCAGGGGGGGGGGGGTAACCTTTGACGGCCTCAAGCTGCAGCGATTGCAGCGCATAGAGCTCGCTCGCCCATTCCTCGACGTCCAGATCGTCGTCAACGAAACGGCAGAGCAAGTACCAATGAAAGTCGGCGGTGATCGCCACCCCAACACCCGGCGCCGACGCGAAGGTCACACTCGCGCCGAACGGCGCGCTAGCAATCGCAAAGCCGCCAGACTGCGACACGCCGTTCAGATAGACCGCAGACACCGCGCCGACATTCGCAGGCGTGAGCGAATACCCGCCGATGGACACCGCGAAGTAGAACGTGGTCGTTGTGCCGTCGCCTGTACCGATCGACTGTGCGGCCGCCGGCGACAGTGATATCGGCTCAAAATAAAACGAGCCGTCTTCACCCTGCATATCCTCGAAGAAGCCGACGATCTGTTGTAGCTCGGTGTTGGGCGAAACCATCCGCAACAAGTCGTAGTTTAACTCGACTTTCCATCGCGGCGTGGACTGCTTCGCAGCACGAACCTCTTTGCCCGAGACGTGCATTCCTGCCGCCGTCGAGAAGATCGGCGAAAGCTTTACCGACCAGCCGATCGTGTCGATCGTCGGGAAAGTCGGGTACGGGCCAAGCGCGGGCGATTCGTCCGGTGCCGGCACGGCAATGAACGGACCTTTGCCGCCAATCCAGAAGCCGGCCGCCCATCCTGGCGCGTCACCCCACGTCTCACTTTGCTGCGGAAGTGTGGGGAACGGCCGCGCATCCCAATTCCACGCCATCATGAACGTGGTCTGGACCATCGGCACTCCGCCGACCGTGGCGTTATTTCCGTCAGTGACCCAATACTCATAAATGGCCTGCAACGCGAGCAGCTGCAGGTTGTCGTCGCGCCGCGGGTAGTAGCCGCCGCCCGTGCTGGCATTCGGGTCCCAAACCGACCAGTACGGTGTGAAGCTGTTGGCGGACGCCGGTGTGTAGAAGACGTTCGGTTGGTTGGTCGCCCGATCGACCGAGGCGAATCCATACTCCGCGAAAATGATCGACTTCGAGTTTGGCACCCACTCGGTCGGCGATCCGTGCGGCGCCCAGCCGTTGCCATCGCCATCATCGTAGATCGCGTAGTGCTGATTGTTCCACCACCATCGCAGCTGCTTGTTCGCGAGCAACTGTTGTCCGGGGTAATACTGATTGCGCGATTGCGTGAGGCGGTCGCCTTCGGGCAATGACACGCGAAGATCTGTACCGTTCGGATCGAAGCCGAGTCCGTTATTGTTGCTGTCGTTGTAGAACCAGTTGAAGTGCTCGCCGCCCTCGATGTTCGCTTTCAGATATGGGAGCGAATAGATCGTCGGCTGGCCGCTGAGGCCGAGGCCGTTGAACGTCGAAGGTGATGGCGGCCACGTGCCGGTCGGCGCCGGCGTCAACCAATTCTTAGCGTCGAGTCCTCCTTCGCCGGTGGTCCAGTCAGACAGCGGCAGGTAGTTGTCGAACGAGACGAGGTCGATGTTCGATGATGCGTACAACTGATCCAGGTGCGGCCATTGGCCGTTCGCGCCCGGATGCTGATAGCCCATCCATACAGACCAATCGGCCGAATATGAGATTAGGTTGTGCAGGTTCACCATGTCTTTCGAGAGAGACGCGGCGGTGAACACGCTGCGCACGTCAGCCGCGAGTTGCACAAGCCCGGCCACGAACGGGTAGTCCCACGTGGTGGTGCCGCCCGACACCGTGCCGGCTTTCGTCCACGCCGGACCGCGAACAGTCTCAAGGCCGCGAAATTCCGAGCCGAGCAAGAACAGGTCGACTCCACCTGCAATGCAGACCAGGTTCGCATAGTGCAGGATCATCCGCCGATACGTGTAATCGGTCGCCGATCCGGAGTACGCCACCGTCAGGTTCGTGGCGTCTTGCGTGAACTGCGAGGTTGTCGCCGTCCCCAAGAAGTTGTTGATCGCGGTTGTCGCCGCGCTCGAAATGTCGGCGCCGTTATACGTGATCTCGCCGCGCCACGGTTCGCCGCCCGCGGTCATCAGGATGAAGGGATAGAACACAACGCGCAGCCCGCGCGCTTTGAGGTCGCGGATGCACCGCACGATCGATTGGTCGGAGGGTGTGCCGCCGTAGATGAAGGCGTTCCCGCTCTGCGGGATCGGGATCAGCCCCGACGATGACTGCGTTAGACTCGAGCACCGCCACACGTCGGAACCGCCCGCGGCCGGTGCGAACGTCCCGTTGATGTACGTGGTCGACGGGTAAATCTTGCAGGCTGTTACGTCCGTCGAATTCCCAAACCACGCGACGACAACAGCGACCGTCGTACAGCCTGGATATGTCGCCTGCAGATTGTTGATCGCCAGCGTGTAGTCAGTGACCGTCCCGGTACCGGCGAGCGGCCCGCCATTCGCATAGCGGTTGATCGACGACACGACGGTCTCGGTTGTCCGCTGACCGAGATAAGGCACCGTGTCGTAAGTGAACTCGCCCGTGGACGGTAGAAGATGAACGCCGTTGATGAACCCAGTCATGGACGGCGCTCATGCGTGCGCGGTGCGCATTCCCAGGTGCGCACCGCGGCGCACCGCCTCGTTGATCGCCCGCAGCATGTGCTTCGAGTTGTCGTTGAAGAACCGCGACACGCTCTGCGAGTCCAGCGCCGACACGTTGATGCTGACCGGCGCGTGAACCTGTGCGCCGCCACCGCCCGTGTACGGGCCCGTGCCCTTCGCGGCCGGGATGATTGTCTCGCCGGGATGGATCAGCGCGAGACCGCCGCGCACCACGTAGTCCGTGCCGGTCTCGAATATCGCCGCTGCCGATACCGAAGCCATCGCCGCCGAGGCTGGACCAGCCGCGGCCGGGCCCATCGTCGGCGCGAGGAACGCGAACACGCCGGCGAAAGCCTGGCCGGCATCCGTCATGATCGCCTTGATCGCGTTCGCGACCATGCCGACCATTCCGGCGTTGTTAGCTGTCTGGTCGGCTGCGAGCCGCGCCGCAGCGCCCGTGGTCGAAGCCGTGGTCTGCGCAAGCTGCGCTGCCGCCCACTTCACGACCATTTCCTCACACATTTCGATGAACTTGATAATCATGTCGCCGAGCATCTTGCGCCACGCCTGCGACCACGACGTGGTGCCGGCCAACAGCCCGCGAAGCTGCGAGTTGAACGAGCTTTCGATCGTATTGAGGAACGAGGTCCAAAGCTGTTGCTGCGCGGCGATCGACTGCTTGTCGAGCGTGACCATTTCGAGGTCATGCTTCGCCCACGCCTCCTTGATCTTGTCCGCCATCTGTCGTTTTTGTTCGACGGACAGATTGTTAAGCTGCTGTTCCTTTTGAAGCAGATCGAGCTCGGCCTTGAACTCAGCTTCGGTCGCCTGTTCGACCAGCGCGAACTTTTGGTTCTGCGTGATCTGGAAGGTGTTGGCTTCCTCATCGTACAGCTGGACCTTGGCCTTGAGGCCATCCTGCAGAACCTTGATCTGCGAATCCACGTCTTTCATCTGCTGAGAGACGAGAGCGCGATCGACCATCGCCAGCCGAGCGACTTTATTTTGCTCGATCTCGACGTGCTTGTTCGCGCCGTCAGTCCAGATCGCGCTCATTTCGTCGTTGTAGTTCTTCGCGATCGTCGCGAGCTCGGTGCTCGCGCCCTGGAACGCCGCCTTGTTGGAAGCGACCAGATCGGCGTAAGCCTCCTTCACGCCGTCGAAGCTGAGCGTGAACGCACTGACGATAAGCTTATTGAGCGCGATCAGATCGTTCGCGGCGCCGACCACGAACGCCTTGAACAGTGTCCACAACGTCTGCACCGCAGTCGATGCGGCCGCAAACGCGCTGGCGAGAAGATCGGCGGCCACCGCCAAGACCTTCATCGCCGAACCGAGAGTGCTTGCCTCCTTCGTCGAGTTGTTGAACGACTGGATGATGTCCGTGACGACTTTGATGATGCCGCTCAGCGCAGGCTGAAACAGCGTCACGATCGTGTTCGATAGCCCGGTCCAACTCGCGCCGAGCTCGAGGATGCCCATGTGCAGCGCGTGCGCCGCCGCCAGCTGGTCGCCGGACATGCTGGAGCCGGCGCGCTGCGCCATCGCCTGAAATTCGGCGATTGCGCCCGCACCCTCGTTGAAGATCGGGATCATGTTGGCGCCGGCACGGCCGAGCAACGCCATCGCGATCGCGTCTTTTTCCGAGCCGTCTTTGAGCACCGAGAACTTCGATGCAAGGAGCTCAAGCTTGCCCTCAAGCGGCAATGCCTGGAGCTCTCGCGCCGAAATGCCGAGTGCCGCCAGTCCCGCGCGCGCCTGCTGACTGCCGGCGTCGCTTCGCGCCAGACTCAGCCCAAGGCGCTCCACGGCGCTTGTCAGTTCTCCGAGCGTACCACCGCTCGCCTCCGCCATCAGGTTCAGGCCACTGACCTGAGACGCCGACGTGCCGAGAAGCGCCGCGGTTCGTTCCGTCTGAGTGCCGAGTTCCGCGAAGCTCTCTACGAACTTCGCGATTTTCTCGACAGCGAAGACAGCGGCGAAGATCTCACCGAATTCCGTCAGTGTCGATTTGAGCGACTGGATCGGATCGGTGATGCTGGTGATCGACGACTTGACCTGTTCGACGGCAGAGGTCAGGCCCTCGATCGACGCGCCGAATGTGACCTGGACGTCGTTGTCAGCCATGCCGTTACGCCCGGATCACGCCGCCAGGGAACAGGGCGAGCAGCTTGTGGAAGTTCTTCGACGGCTTCTCCTTCGGCTTGATGCCGAGATAAGCCGCCACCATCCTGCGCAGCGAGGGACAGTCATCCCATGCGCTGCGCAGGTCTTCGAGAAACGGGATATCGACTTGGTCGAGGACCTGATCGCGGGTCCAGCAGAGTTCGATTACGAGCTCGGCGACGAGCTTTCCCCAGTCGATTTCGTCGAATCGCTCGTCGCCTGTGCTTCCCCCGCGGCGACAGTCTTTCTGCCGCCAGCCTGTTCGACGACGACGGTGCAGGCCTGCGCGAGCTCCATCATCGTCATCGGCAGATCGAGAATGTCGTCTACCGTCACCTGCGGGTACGAACGCTTCATGCCGTTCATCAGCACGTCGACGAACAGGTCGATATTCTCATCGTTGATGTTCGCCGCATCAATGTTGCTGAGTTTCGGCACCTGCTTGGCGATCGCTCTGATCTGCCGCAAGGTGAGCGGCAGGATCGTGAACTCGCGGCCACCGAGCACAACATTGCGGGCGCCGTCGCTACCAGCTTTATCGTCACGCTCAAGACTCACGCGCAGTCTCCTATTCTGTCAGGCTGAGATAGCCGATGTTGTTGGAGGCGTCGGCGATCGCCTGGAAGTCGAGTTCGGCGATCGTGAACTTCGTGTTGCTGAACGGCAGCGAAAGCTTCGGTGCGAAGCACGCGTTCAGCTTGAGGACCAAATCCTTCGTCGAGCCGAAGTAATTAAACGACTCTTTCAGCGCGACCTCGAACAGCGGCACCGGGCCTGTCAGCTGGTTCGTCAACGTGATCTTGTTGCCGGTCGAGACCGTGTAGCTGTAGTAGACCAAGTAGCTTTGGCTGTTGTCGCCAGACGCAAAGGTGTACGTGCCAGTGCTGGCAACGCCCGGCACATACGACACGCCGGCAACCGGCGACGATGCCACCGGCGTCAACTGCACGCCGGTGGTCGGATTGAAGACACCGAGGTCTTCGACGTAGGTTGACCCGTTCGCGACGGTGGCTGAACCGCTCGAAACGGTCACGGTCTCGCCCGTCGTCATTTCGAGCATCGCGTTCGCTGTGAGCGTCTGCCCCAAGAACAGGTTGTTGATCTGCGTGGCCTGCAAGCGCGCGAACTTCGCCTTGCCGCTGATCTTGAACTCGCCGCCACCGGCCGCCACCGGCATGTTGTACTGACCGAGCAGCGTTTCGACCTTGCGGTCGAAGTCCACCGAGACGTCCTGGAGGGTGCCGAGCAAGCACGGCTGCGTGCCGGTCACATCGGTACGCTTGCCGATCAAGGTGCCGCTACCGAACGAATATTGCGTCATTGTCCGTGCTCCTCGGTGAGACGCCGCTTGAGGTCATCGACCGCGGCGCGCACATGGTTGAACGCTCCGGTGTCGCGCATGTGTGGCGAACCGTGAAAGTTCTCTGCGAACCAATCTTCAACGAGAGTGGCGAGCGTGTGCGGCTTCGCTAGCGGCGCGACCACATCGCCAGCTTCGTTGTCTGCCATCGTTGGACTCCGTCAGTACCAGGGCGCGAGGATCGTGAACGGGATTGCCGCAACGCCCTTGCCGTCAACGTCGCCCGTGTCGACGAACACGGCGCCGAGCGGATAGCAGTGCGAGACAAGGCCACCGAGCGTTTGTTTGTTCGGTCCTACCAGATCGGCGCCGGTGGGCTTCACGGCCGCGTCGATCGCATCGAGCATCGCATTCATGTCCGTGTCCGGAGTGTCTTCCGGGTCCAGGCCCGACGATGTGTAGACGAACACGTGATAGTTCAGCGTGATGGACGGCAGGCCCTCATCTTCGCGCGTCCGCATTTCGCCGGTCTTGAGCATGGTCAAGAACGGCATCTGCGTGTCGTTGACCTGATCCCAATGGACAAAGCGCCGGCTGGTAGCCGTGAAGTCGGTAGCGCCTTTGATGAGGTTGAAGAACGCGACGGAAATCTGTTCGCGGGTGATGGCCGTCATTGCACGCCGTCATGCACGGCCTCGCGCAAGCCCTCTTGAATCTCATCCGCCATATCGGCGAGCGACGATCGCAAATAGCTGCGCTCCGGCATGTCGATAGCTGGGATCTGAACGCGCTGCGCAAAAACCTGCTTGCCGCCGATCAGGAACGCGAGTGCCTTTGCCTTGTCGGGCACGATCTCATGCGCCGGAATCATTCCGCCGAATTCGTGGATCGCCGCATATTTCACGTCGCCGGACGAAGCGACCTTGCCGATCACCTTCGTCGGATCGTCCTCGACCGTCTCGAAGATAGAGCGGCGCAGCGCGCCCGATCGCACGTTGAGGATCACGCCGCTTAGTGCGGTCTTGACCTTCGCCTCAAGCTGGAGCGCCAGCGTCGTAACCTTCCGCAGCAACGAGGCGTGCACGCGCTGCGGCATCGCCGTCAATTTCTGTACGAGCTCGCGATCGCCGACCAGCGTGACGTTCAGCATCAGAACGGCACCACGTTGCGGAACGGATCGAGCGACGTCCGGATGAAGTCAGGCATGTCTTTGAGGCTGTACGCAGAGGTCATCTGGCCAGCGACCGTCTGCGCCGATTGTCCGATGCGCGTGCGGTAGCGGTAGCGTTCCGCGACCCACTCGATGCAAGCGTTGTTGAGCGCGGCCGGGATGAACCCATACGAGATCAGCACGGCAGCGCCGGCGTCCGCAGCCGCGAACGTGTATTTGATCGACCACGTGGGCGGCGACTGGTCCGGTTGCGGATTGAGCGTGATCTGATACTGCCCTTGCGTCGGAGCATTCGTTGTCAGCGTGAGCGCCGTGCCGTTCGCATAGGACACGCCGGAGTCGCTCGCCCAGGGACCGAACGGTTGCAGCGGCGTGACCGTGTATGCGGTTGAGGCCGGTACCGTCGCGGCCTCCGCCGTCACCTGATAGCCAGCCATGTAGGACACGAGCACGTTCTGGCGACCACCCCAATAACAGTGGCCGCGAAGATCGAGCGCCTGACGAATTCCGGGCGGCGTGCCATCCCATGGATCGAGGAGATAGCCTGCCTGCCAGGAGACGCCGGCGCCGGGAGTTGGTGCGGCAGCAATCGTGGTGTCGCCTACAACGAGCGAGGCCACAGACAACACCGGCCAGCTGCGGAGATAGAGTCGCGTCTTGCCGTTTCCGTCGTACCGCTCTGACCATGATCGAGGAAGAATGAACGGCCTCCCAAGATAGGCGGCGATCGCACCGCTTACGTCAGTGATCAGGCGCGCCAACAGCACATCGTCGCCCGCGCCAATCCCGCTGGAGCCGGCCAGCCACGCCTTCACGTCTGCCAGCTGAGCGAGATCTGACGCGGCCACTGGTTACGCTCCGGTCTTGTCGCCGGTCTTTTGGTCGGGCTGCGCTCCGCCCTGGTCGGCGGGTTGCGCCGGCGGCGTGGCAGCAATCTTGGCTTCGAGCTCCGTGACTTTCGCCTCGGCAGTCTCGGCGCGAGTCTTGAGCGCCGTGAGCTCATCGCTGAATTGGTTGAGCGTGTCGCTCTCGGCGCGCTTTACCGCGAGCAACGTGTTGTCGTTCTGCGCAAGCGCCGTCTCGCGGATCGCCTTTGCCAGAACATCATCCGGCGCGCCGGGCACGATCGTTACGCCAAGGGTTTCAAGCGCGTTGAGAACTGCGTCGCGCAACACGTTCGGCGTGGCGGCCACCGGAGCCGCTGGCAGCTTGGGCGGCGGTGCATCGGCATCGGTGAAACCGAACGACTCGACCAGGTGCGCGCCGATAACGTGATCGACGGTGTAAAGGCCGTCGCCATCCGGCTTGATGGTCACTCCGGCGATATTCGGATTCCCGGCGCTCTGTGGTGCACGCAATCTCATGACGAACCTCATGGTTGGGGTTGGATGAAAGACGGCTCCGCCGTGAAGCGGAGCCGTCACGGATCGTGGCGTCAGGCGACTTAGCCGGCCGCGATGTTCGCGATCACCGCCATGGACGGCGGGAAGTAGTGCTGCAGAACTTCGTCCGCATACACGCCAGTCTCGTAGCGGCGGGCGCGAGGCGGCCACTCGATCTGGTAATAGTCTTGACGGGTGCGGATCTGCATCACGTTGCCGACATTCGACAGCGGATACGGCAGCGTGCGGCTGGTCATCAGGATCGTGCCCGCAGGCATGTTCGGGTGAATCCTGATCTCGATGTCTTTCGCGCCGGCCATCGAGAACTTGTTGAGATAGCTGCGCGCCATCACGCCGCCGACGATCTTGTCTTGATCAACGGTGATGGTGAACCGCTGAGCGCCGGTGTTGGAGTTCGCCAGAATTTTGGTGCTGATATTCTGAGCGACCTGCGAGCCGACCCACATGGTGTCGGGCGAGAGACGGTAGTTGTCCCACATCGACTTGAGCGCGGTATCGACTTGGACGATACCACCGAAGTTGTCAGCCGTGAGAACGGTGCCAGTTCCGGCAGTGCCGGTTGGCAGATAGCTGACGTAGGAGTTCGACCCGCTCTTGAGCGCCTGGGTGAGCAACCCGTCGAAGACCAAGCCGTTCGTCGAGTTGTCGCCGGTGCCGAGCGACGCGGCAGTCTGCGTGCCGGCCGCAGTCGCGGTGATCACCACCGAGTTGATGGTCGTGATCGCACCGAGGACTTCCGAGCCGGCCGGCGTGCTCCAGAACCACGCGTAGCCGAGAGCGCCGGTCACTGCGGCAACGGTTGCCGATATGGAGCCAGCACCGCCGCCGCCAGAGACAACCGCGGATGCCGCCGCCGACTTGCGCGCCGCACCACCACCGAAGCTGTCGGACGAAGCGTCGGCATTGAGCCGCGTGATCTGACCTTGGATGCCGCCAGTGACGCTGCCGTTGATCACACCGTCCAGCGAGAGCGCGACGCAAATCACGCTGTAAGTGGCGTCCGCCAAAGTGCCGCCCGACGTGGCCGGCGTTGTCGATGGCGTTGGCGTGGTGCCGAGCGCAAGCGACGTGTTGCCGCCGAGGATCAGGGTTTCTTCGCCGAGCATACAGGCTTCGAGGCCGGTCTTGGCGCCGATCGCCTTCACGTCGTCAAAGCCCATGCCGGCGTACTGCGCCTCGAAGTCAACCGAGGTCTCGATGCCGATGCCCTTGTAGGCCGCGGTGTAGTCCTGAGTGGACACGGCCTGCACGCCGCCACGGTTGCCGCCAGAGACACCGATGCGAAGACCGGACGTGTTGACGCCGGTGACCGCACGCCAGTTTGCCTGGATGCCGCCCTTACCCGACACGCGCGGGATTTCGTTGCGGAGCGGCGTGAGCACCGGATACAGAAACTTCGCACCGAGCTCCAAGTCGTAGTAATTCAGACCGGACGTCGCGGAGCCAGGCTGTGAGAACGTGCTCTTGGCGAGAGGGTCGCCAGGCAACGGACTGGCGTGCGCCTTCTCGACTTCCTTGAGGAAGCTGGTCGCACTTGTCAGCGCGACTTCGTATTCCTGCGAGGTCCGCGGAAGCGCAGACTTCGCAAGAATATGCTGCAGGTTGGGTTGATACATGATCGTTGTTCCGTGTTTGGAGATTGGTGGTGCGCTCACGCGCGGTGATCGGCACCGTCTCCGGTAGCCGCACGATCAAGCTGCGCTCGCCCGTCTCCGGGCGGCGGACACGCGACGGGATTAAGGCCGGTGGAAACCGGGTGGCGCCGACATCGGCCGAGACTGCGCCTTGCGGATGGCAGCTTCGGCCAGTGCTTCAAGCGCACCGGGTTGCTCAAGCACGGTGCCGGCATTGCCAGCAATCGAGCTGTCGATCGACTTGTCGACGACACGAACCGAAGTCGAGCCGATCGGCAGCGGTTGGTCCTCGATCTTTTTGACGCGCTCGGCAACATCGGTGACGATCACCGCAATGCTGTCGAGCACCTTCTTGAACTCGGACCGTTCCGCAGTCAGCACCTTGTTCAGCTTTTCCGTCTCGCCCATGTCGCCGTCTTCGGCAGCATCACAGCAATCGGGATCGAGCTCGACCAGAAGATCGTGCGCCTGGGCGATGCGCTCCTTGTCGGCTTTGGCGTGCTTGGCGCCGGCCTTCGCCAGCGTGTAGACGCCGTTGATCTTATGCAGATCGATGAGGATGCTCGCGCGCTGAATGGCACCATCGGCTTCACCCTGTTCCTCAGCGGTGATGCCTGCGATCGCTCGATCGAGAATATCGGCGACCAGGTCCGCACAATCGACAAGCACGGTTCCGAACCGAGTGCAGAGCTCGTTGCGTTCGGGATCGGCCGCGCCCCAGCGCGTGATCATTTCGTAGTCTTCCTCGAATTGCTCCAAGGAGGCCAGCAGCGCCACAAGGTTCGACACGAAGTAGAGATTCTTTTGCACGGCCGCGCCGTCTCCGGCGAGCGCGAGCTTCTTAGCGTCCTTGTCCTTGGTGCTGCCTGACCAGTCAGGCGGGAGTTCGTCAGTACCGCCAGACACTGCTTTCGCACGCTTGATGATGTGGCGCTTGTCCGATGCCGAGCCCTTCGAGCGGATCCAATCCTTGACAGCGTTGGCAACATCCTTCGCCGTCTTGATCGGATACGATCCGTCTTTCTTGGCCCAGCCTTCTTTTGCGCCCTGCTTGCGTTCATCGTCGCTGTAGTCTTTCTTCGCCATGCCGTCTCCGGCAGGCTGTTGATCGACCTTCACGACGGTCTTGCCCGCTGGCGCGGTAGTGGCGTCTCCGCCACTTTCGCGCTTCGTGAGCGAATCCTTGATGCCGGCCAGCGCGTCCATTACCGGCGCGGCCTGAGTCTTGGCGGCAGTCTCCGCCGCTTTCTCGATGAGACGCTTGCGCATTTCACCTTTGGTCTTGAAGAACTCGCCGGGCAGCATCTTGTGCCGCCAGCCCTGTTCCTCCGAACCATCGTCGGCTTCGACGGCGCCGTGCGGGATCGCAACCGCCGTCGTCTCGGCAGTCGCGGCCGCAGCCGGTGTCGCGGCCTTCATGAGCTCAGTGGTCGCGGCACCGATGAAATCAGCCCACTTGCTTTCGTTGCCAGCCGCCTTCGCGAGCTCGGTGGCGCGCACGGCAATGTCGCCGTTCGACGGGAGACTGACCGCGACAAACTTGACCGTGACAGACTCCGCGGGCTTGAACTTGCGGAGCTCGGTCGAACCGTCCGCCTTGATGACCGAGAACGTGGCATCCGGCAAACACGGCAGATCGACTAGCGATACCTCGATCGGCTCCGCGGTGTAGCGTTGCAGTCCAGCTTCGTCTTTCCACCGCTTGATGTATTTGCCGCCCTGCGAGAAGCCGGTGTAGACGCCTTCCTCGACCTTGGCCCACTCGGCATCATCAACGACCTTGCCGCAGATTTCGATCTGTCGGGCATCGTCGTTGAAGTTGATCGACGTGAGCTTGCCCGCGGCGACATTGCCGTGCATCGCACGAAGATTGCCGAACGACTTGCCTTCCGTGACCTTGGCGATATCGCCCGACCACTTCTCATAGTACGGCTTTGTCGATGCGTAGTCGCAGACTTCGCCCGACACGTCCGGCTTCTCGGCCGTCGCCACACCGTAGACGAGACGCTGTGCAGCATCGACTTTCGTGATCGGGATGAACAGCTTCAGTTCGTCCATTGCGGACTCCTTCGTCGCCGGATCGCCGGCAGCGGGTTTCTTGGAACGCCGTCGCTTTGCTCGGCGTCGCGCACCTTCAAGGTCGTAGCCCTGCAATCCGGTGGCAGCGGATCCGGGCGCTGAGAACGTGGACTTGATCGCACCACCGGGTGGCGTGCTGCTGTCACGCATCGGCGGCCTGCGTTGTGTTTCGTGGAATTAATTAATCGCGCAGTTCACTTCGTGCCGACAGTGCGCGTGCCGACGACGACAATGCGCTCGCAGTCCAGAAGCGTACCGCTCTTGTAGACGCGATCGAGCTCGGTGTTGGCGATGATGTACACGCCGGCGCCGATGCAGGCTTTGCGTGCCAGTCCCGGCGACGAAAACGTACCGACGATCGCCGGCGCACCGTCCATGTCAGGCAGCGTCTTGGTGACGACGAATGGCATGTCAGTCCTCGACCACCGGCACTAGATCGCACTCACACCGAGGGTGAGCAGTAGGCGCATCGTCACCTGACGGAAATTCATCGTCAAGATCGATGTCGCCTTCGTCCGCGTTCTCCTGACAAATCTCGCACGGGTTCGGTCCAAGACCCCATGCCTTCCTGACCTTCACACCCGCATCGTCGCGAGCCGCTTTGTACCCTGCGAGCGCGCCAGCACTATTCGCATCCGCGATTTCCGTGCGCGCGATCAAGTCGGCGCGGTCATCGGAGAACAGCCCGGAATCAGAAATAGCCTCAGCGATTGCGTCGGTACCGATGTTGTTGTCGAGTCCGCCAGCGATGAGATCGCGAAGCATGTTGCGCGTGCGCTCATCGATGCCGCTGACCATCGTGGCCGCTTGGCTTTCGGCCATCGCGACCGCGCGGTCATTGACCTGGTCGACAAGATCCGACCGATCGTCAACGCCAAGCTGCGCGAGCGCCATCTGGCCGCTGTCAGTCGTGATCGATGAAAGATCATCGGCTACATCGCCAGTGGCATCGACCAGCAACGAGAAGTCGAGATCATCGACGATCGCCTGCGCCTGCGCCTTCGCTTTCCCCTTTTTGTCTTTGCTGACCTTGCCGAGCTCATCGCGCACTGCCGCGATAACTTTTGGCTCCAGCTTTGAGAACGTCTTGGCGAGAACCGCCGCCATCAGCTTGATCCGACCGCGGACAAGCGGCCGGTCAAAAGGGACAGGCGCGGACCTCCGACCGCGTTCTGCACGCTTGCCGAACGGGATGCTGCCGTTCAAGCGATCATCGAAACCCGGAATGGGTTCCTCGCCGCGGATCATACGGGTGAGACTCGCTGTTGCGTCTGCCTGTTCATCAAGCGTTTTGGCGGTTCCCAATCTGAGACGCACACAAGCAATCGCGGCATCGTACCGGGCTTTCTTTGCCTGCTCTGCGGAATCACCAGCGGGTTTCCCTTTGGCGCCAGCGTTATTTCCACCTTGCTCGCCGTTTTCTCCGCCTTCGGAATCACCACCTTCGCCGGGCTGACCGGGCGTGGGCGGCAGACCGAACGCGTCGATGTTCGCCTGCTTGCCCTCGATCGTGTTGGCCTCGATCGGCACGTAGCCGGTCGGCGTGAGCACCATCGGCTTATTGGCAGCGGGATCGGAGAAAGGATCAAGGCCGTCGTTGTCGCGCGCCTCGTTGATGGTGAGACGTCCAGACTTGACCTTGCTGTCGAGGATCTCGTTCTGCTTGCCGGGATCGGTTTCGTCTTGCTCGATCCACGTCAGTTCCAGATCTGGCGAGTTGAATTCGTCCTCGATGATCGCATTGGCGAATTCGGCTATCCACTCCTTGGTCGGCTCAAGCCCTTCCTGTTCCGCGTTCTCGGAGTGCTGTTGCGCCTCAGCGCGCCCAACCATCTTCGTCGCCCACTGCGGCGAGACCGAAAATGCGTAGCAGGTGATGCGCGCGAGCCATTCGTCGAAGTCGTTCTTTTGCTCCGGCTCTTTTGTTTGGTGGACCTTGGCCGCAGTGTCGCCGGGCACGAACTTGGCGCGGCGGCGCTTCGCGAGATCACCAGCGAATTCCGTGTCCCAATATTCCTGGAACTGCTTGACCTGGTCGGGCGTCCACGTGTTGGGCACGCCGATCAGCGCGTCAGGAATCGAGCCCTCGGTGTAGTAGTCTAGTTGCCACATCTGACGACGTAGCGCGATCTGCACCGTGAGCAAGATCTGTTGCACCGGCGAGTAGCCGTAGACCTTGTGCGGCCGGACGTTGCGCGGCCGATAGATGATATCGCGGGTCGAGTAGTTGGTAGCTGGCAAGCCCTTGAGCACTTGCTGGTAGGCAGGCGGGAACACATTCGCACCCGTCTGATCTTTGTACGGCGTCGGCGTGCGGCCCCAATCGTCGATGACCCGCTTGATGGTCGCGCCGTCAAGCTGACAGAGCGCGAGTAACTTGCCGCCGCGCGTCCGCTGGCAATACAGCGTCGGGGCGTCGATGACGAACAGGTCTTCGAGCACACCGTAAATCCAGGTCTTCCACGGCGTGATGCCATCGGGCTTGCGCCAGAATTTCGTCAGCGCGTCGATCCGCGCCTGCATTTCAGGAGCAATCGTCGAGTTCTTGCGCTTATACTTTGGGTCACGCGGATTGATCGCCCAGCGCGAGCCCATGATCTGGCTCTTGCGAGTCTCGATGACGATCCGCAGCAAGTCGTATGCCTCGGCGAAACCGCGGAGCTCCGCGAAGCCGACAGGCTCGTATGCGCGCGGCCGAGTGACAAGGTTGTACCCGGGCGGATAGTCGAAGCGCCGGCCGGCGACGTCCGGAGGCGCGATCGGCGCGAGCGGATTGAGCGGACCGAACCAATCGGCACCGGTGCCGCGCGTGATTCCTTGGCTCGAGCTATAGCTGACCTGAATGTTGTACGGCGACAGCGGCCACTGCGGCTGTCCCGCACCGCGCACTGGTTCAGCCATGTCGGGCACCCAGGATCATGCAACCAGTCCGTACCAGTGAGACGGTAGTTCTTGACGCGGCTTCGGCCGAGATCGCGCCGTCTTTCGGCGGCGCTGCAGGCCCATGATCCGCGCGATTAAGCCCACATCGTTCTGGCTGATAAGCCAGTCTTCGGCGATGTCGATGTGCCGCCGACCAGCCAGCACTTCGCTGATGATCGCCAGCACCCCCGACACTCGAAGGTCGAGGCGCTTCATCTGCACGTGGATGTCGCGGTGTCGCGGATGGGCACGCCGCACTTTTTGCTGCGCATTGACGGACGCCCGGTTTTCCGGGTTCGCCATCCACTTGCGGTGAAGCTCACTGCGGCGCGCCCGTATCTCTGGCCGCGCCAAGTATTGCTGCCGGCGTTGTTTGACCTCCGGCAGATTGTAGCGCCGCCGACGGTTGGCGTTCAGACGATCGCGATTGCGCGCCCGGTACTGCCGCCACCATTCGCGCTTGCGGGCTTTGACGTGCGGTCGCCGGTTCAGTTTGCGACGGCGCGCCTTCGCCCTTTCAGTACGCTGATAGCGACGGGTAGCTGCACGCAGCTTCGTCTTTACGTCAGGACGTTGCCGGTAAAGACGCGCACGGGCTGCGCGACGCGCCTTGACTTCCGGTCGGCGACTATAGGCCCGCTGTTTCGCGAGAATCCGTTTCTTGACGCGCGGCCGAGCGTAGTAGGAGCGCCGGTATGCACGCCGACGCTCCGCATCCTTGTATGGCACGCTCGCCGATCGGCAGATTAGGCCGGAGCGGTCCAGCTATAGGTGAAGTCGTAATCGACCAGACCGTTCGCAGCCGGTGCCGTGGTCGACGCGATCGTGCGCGCCACCGTGTCAACCGTCGCAGTCGAGGCAACATCATCCACTGTGACGTTCGACGTACCGAGAACTTTGGTGGTCTTCGCCGCCTTGATGAGCGCGAAATCCACAACGCCCGGACTCGTGGAGACGCCGAAGTCGTTGGACAGGCCGATGCCGATGGTGTTGCCGGTGCCCGAACCGTTCGCGGCGTAACCTGAGACGGTCGCCGACGTGATCTGCGAATACGCCCACTTGCTCTTGACCGTGGCGCTGGCGTTCTCGATCAGGCTGATGGTCTCACTGACCGGGTTGTTGTCCTGGTCGAAGCCGACGATCGCCAGCGAGCCCGCGGTGATCGCCGTGGTGGTCGTGGTGCCGATGACGATGCGGATCTGGAGCTTGCGCGCGTGCGGTGGCTGCGCCGCGAGCGTGAGCGCCACGTTCGAGGGGGTGACCGCGGCGACGATGCTGATTAGATCGGCTGGCAGCGGCGACGAAATAAACTCGCGGCCGATGAAGTTCACGGCCCACATGAAGCCATCGTTCATCAGCGGATCGACGTCGCCGTTCTGCACGTTGCTGATCGTGCCGTCCGCAGCGATGGTGTAGTTCGTGCCGCTGCGGCCATTGACCGTGCCGCCGACGCCAGCCGGTGCAATAAGTTTGATCGACATTTCGATGTCTCCGTTTCAGGTTTCGGCCACTGCTACGCGCTCGAAGCCTTGGCCGGTGAGTGGCTTCGCATCTGCTTCTTCGACTTCGACGATCCGGTCGGCGCCGACGATGTATTGGCGCCCCGACATGCCGTAGACGTTCGACGCGCCGATCGGCGCGCGCATCTTCACGGTCGCTGCACCCGTCGCCGCTTTCGTTGCAGCGGTTCCGGCTTTTGTTGCTTCCGCCATGCGCCGGTAGTGCTCGAGGAGCCCGTAGCCGTCCGGTTGATCGACCATGAGCTCGGTGAGCGCCCACACCAGCGCGTCCAGTCTGTCGGGCGAGTAGCCCGCGGTCTTGCGATCGAAGTCCGACGTGAACGCACACAGTTGGTCTTCGAGCACCGCAAACATGCCGACGTGGTGCACAAGCCCTTGCTCGTACAGAGCCGAGATCGGTTCGGCGCGGATCGCTTTGCCGCGCGACGCGTGCACCGCCTTGTACGGCACGTTGGCGTCGATCATGCGGATCGTCGCCTCGACCATTTCACCGCCGTTGTTCACCTCGGCGACGATGCGATCGGCTTTACGTGCCTTGAAGATAGCGATCGCCTGATTGGCCCAGCCAGGATTGGCGGGATCAGACGACGCCGGCGGCATGATCGCCGAACCGTCTTCGAGAATGTACGCGTGACCGTCTACGCCTTTTCCCGCGGCAACAACTCCGGCTTCGTCAGACTCTTCACCGCTCGATGCGCTCGGATCGATCGCGACCACGATGCGGATCAGTTGCGGAACCTGCGCGGGCTTTACCCGCAAGTCCTCGATGCGAGTGCGCGACCACAGTGCGCCCGGCACGTCATCAAGAACTTCGGCGCGGAGCTCCTGCCGACCGAGACGTGTGCCCTCATACTTCGAGACAACGCGAGCAATGAACTTCGGCGCAAGGTTACCGATGTTTTCGTAAGTGGTGCCGACCGTCTTCACCGTGCCGGGATCGGCGATGATGATCTTGAGCGCCTTGATCGGCTTCGGCGTCGTGGTGATGCAGACTTGCGGGTTGTCGCCGATTCGCAACCCGAATTCGAGGTTGTCCCACGTGTCTTGCAGATAGCGCCACTTCGCGAGCTCATCGCACCACGCGGCGCCGTGCTGCGGACCGCGTAGCTCATCGGGCTCGGTGGCGTTGTAGAGCGAAGCGACCGCGCCATTCGGCCAGATCAGCCGTTTCAGCGACGGATTATAGACCGGCCGAAAATCTTTCGGATGAACTTGAAGAATACCGCTGCCTTCACCTGGACCAAGGCCGTCGCCGACCATGACCTTGCGGGTGTCGGCTGCGGTCTCTCCGACAAGCGCAAGGTGGCGAACGCGCCCGCCCGTGAGCGGCGACGTACCGCACATGAGATCGCGCACCCATTCGGCGCCGGTCTTCGTCTTGCCCCAACCGCGACCGGCCAGGATGAGCCAGACAGTCCACGTGCCGGCCGGCGCAAGCTGGTTGCGACGCGCCCAAAACGACCAATCGTATTCTAGTTGTTCGAGGTCTTCGTCACTGAGCGACTGCAGGAGCGCGGTCCGCTCCGGCTGAGGCAGCGATGCCAGCCACTCGGCCCGCGATGCGTTCGGCGAGTGAGTCGAGTTTTCGATTGACACGTTCGCGAGCACTCGACACCTCGACCGAGCTATCAATGCGACCGCTGTGTTCGACGGAGCGGCTGGTCATGCCGAGCCAGTTGATCGCGAGGAACTGCGCCATCGACACGCCAGCGGAATTCATCAGCTTCGATTGCTTGACCATCTGCAGCCGCAGCTTCGCCTTGCCGACGTTCACGCCGTTCTCCCAAGCCTCGTGGTATTCCGGCTCTTTCAGTCGGCGCTTGACCGTCCGCAAGTCGATCGGCTCGCCGCCAAGCTTTAGCGCCTGGCTTGAGATCATCGCAGCGATTTCAGCCTGTGACGCGCCAGCTTCCGCTAGGATTGCCAATAGTTGAAGATCAAGTTCCTTGCGCGGTCGCCCTGTATCAGCACTAGACTGATCTTCGCTCGGCGAATTCTTTTCTTTCGGCATAAAGCTGATCCCGATTAATCCCCAAGACTTCGTTTTTCGTCGCGAATACCTACGTTTTCAACTACAATCGCGACTCAACACAGGGGAAGACTATGCCGACAATCTATGAACCGAAGGGACAGGCCGGCGAATACTCGCCTTGGGCTGCAAACCCGTATTACGGCTGCGGCCATAAGTGCGCCTATTGCTACGTTCCACGAATTCCCGGTCAGCCCGATCGCAAGACCTTCGACGCCGGCGCAATCCTCAAGCCTGGCTATCTCGACACGCTACGGCGTGACGCGGCGAAGATGCAGCGCGACGGCAAGTCCGGTCATCAGGTGATGATCTCGTTCACCAGCGACCCGTATCACCCGCTCGACACCGAGCCGACGCGGCGGTGTTGGGAAATCTTGATCGAGCACGGCTTCGCGATCTGCGCACTATCGAAGGGCGGCACGCGCGCACTGCGCGACATCGAATTGTTCAGACCGTCACACGACGCTTATGCGTGCACGCTCACGTCGCTCGATCCCGTGTTCTCCGACACGTGGGAACGTGGCGCTGCACTACCTGACGATCGTATCGCTGCGCTCAAGGCGTTCCGCCGGCGCGGGATCTTCACGTGGGTGTCGCTGGAACCGACGCTCGACGTTGACGCGTCGCTCGCGATCGTGGACGCCACTCACGAATTCGTCGATCTCTATAAGGTCGGGCGCGTCAACTATAACAACATCACGCGGACAACCGACTGGAAGGATTACACGCTGCGGATGATCGACAAGCTGCAACACTACGGCAACGCGCACTACATCAAGAAAGATTTGCAGCCGTTCCTTCCGCGTGGCTATCATAATCCGCTGCGAGTCCCGCAGCATCATTGAGGCGCGTCATGAGCATCGCCACCAAGGCCGAGCAGATCACGAAGCGATGGGAAGCGTTCAAGCAACAGGCCACCGGCAGCACTAGCGAATATCACGCATTCCAGAGCGCGGTCATCGAAGACATGATCGAGCTTTCACGATTGGTCACCGAGCTCGCAAAGGACGTGGATCAAAACAAGCGCACCGCGAACGCGGCGATCGCTATGGCTGCGCCGCCGATTGGGCGGTAGCCGTCGTCTTGACGTCGCAAGTCGCTTGGTTGTTCGCGATCGCCGTGATGACGCGGACCGCATCACAACCAGCGAGGTTGCCGAACAACAGCGGCGAGACGTGAGGCTGAATCATATTCAGCGCGTGAACGAATTCTGCGGCCTGTTGACGATTCACGATTACGCTCCGACCATCACCGCGCCGACGTAGACCATCGCGGCGCCGGTCTTACCGCGCGCCTGCCATCGTTTCTCGATCGTGCAGTTCATGCGCTGCGCGACGCCGATCAGACACCGCTCCACGATCGTTTCCATCTTGCGGTTCAGTCCGACGATGCCGGGCTTGAGCCGCGCGAGAATTGCCACAGGCGCGGGCACGATGTTCGCCTTGTACGGGATGCCGCCGCCCTCAGTGATCGTGAACCCGATGCGTTCGCCGGCAGCGACCTTGCGCCTGGCCGCGACGATCAAGGCTTGTTCCCACGGTGAGCCGTAGGCGTCGAGATCGAACACGTTGAACGCCGACAAGTCGAGACTGCGCAGCACACGCCGGTTATCGGCCGCGAACATGAGCCGGACGTCGCCACGCATCGGCTGATATTTCAGATCGCAGCCCGTGTAAGCGGCAGCGTCTTTCCACACCGCGGCGTAGAGCTCGCCGGCGCCGGCAAAGCCATCGAACACTCGCGCATCGCGCGTGCCAACTCCCGCTAAGACGCGGCGTCGGATATCGACCTTGGCCGCGAATGCTTGCGGGTTGTTGTCAACCTTTTTCGCATCGCGCGTGCCGGCGAACGCCACGGATCACGCCAGTGCGATGTTGACCGCGCGGAGACCGCGTTTCGTGTTCTCAACCTCGAAGGTCACGGCGCTGTTTTCGACCAGCATATTGAGACTCGATGGCAGATCGGTGCGGTGCACGAACACGTCGCCACCGCCATCCTCGCGGACGATGAACCCGTAGCCCTTTGCCTCGTTGAAGAACTTCACCTTGCCACGCTCGGACGCCATGACTCTCCCCTCAGCCTAATGCGATCGTGCCGAGGTCGACGGTGACTCCATCGAGCGGCTTCATCGCGGTTTCGAGTGCGCGAAGCGCCGCTGCCTGATGCTTGAGCGGTCCACGCACTGAAATCCAGAATTCGTCGTCAACCTCAGAGGTCTCGATCTCTCTGACTTCGAGCTCATCGTCGCCTTCGAGCAAACGATCCCGCTCCTTGTCGGAGTAGCCGAGATCGCCAGCGTCGATTCCTGCGGTGGTGACTTCGCGCAAGAGCTCGGCCAGGAGCGCGTTGTCGTAAGAGCCACCATCCGGCAGCTTGTTCAGCGCCAGCATCAGCGCGTGGTACTGCGCTTCGGTGAGCCCCTCGACGACGCGGACTTCGATCTCGCCGGTTGTGCCGTTGCGCTTCAACGCATCGCGGGTGGCGTGACCACCGATCATCATGCCGGTGCCGCGGATGACGATCTTGTTGATGTAGCCGAACTGCTTGATCGTCGCCGCGATATTGGCGATCTGACTTTCCGGGTGACGCTTCGGATTCTGAGGATCCGGCGTCAGGCTGTCGATGTCGCGCTTGTCGTCGAAGACGTTGACCATGAACGCGGCCTGCAAATGGTTACGCGGTTCGCGCGAGGCGGTGACAGAACAGGCGGCGTCACTTTTCGCCGTCTCGTTCGTGAGCCGGTGAGAAACGGGCACAACTCGCCATTCTGAGAGCGCGGCGACAGTCCGCGCGCTTTCTGTGGCGCCCGGGTAATCGGCTCACGGATTTTCGGATTTTTCGGGTGGCTCTATGGAGAACCACCGAGAGGCTTGGTCGGGGAAGACCGGTGGTGCGCTCGCCTTTCGGCTCGCACCCGTCTCGCTTCGGACTTCTGGACAGTAGTGCGTCCGCGCGCGTGAGTTCCGTGTGCCAGTTTGTGCCAAATGTCAACATCACATTTTCGTGATGAAAACCGGCCTTGGGGATAACCTGCTGATTTCGTGTAGGAAAATAACCGAGAGAAAATGCCCAACGATATGGCACACTTACAGGTTCCTCTTGACTGATTTTGGCCTTTGGAGCCGATCCAACGCCAAGTGATTCGGCCCGCAGTGGTTGCATCCGGTCGAATTGAGTTGCAATACCGGAAACAATTTCCTATTCTTGGACATATCCAAACGGGCTCGTGGCCCACCTGTCGAGGGAGAACGAAATGTCCAGCAACTCCAATAAGTTCGAGGTCGGAAAGACCTACGCAACCCGGTCGATCGGCGACCACGATTGCATCTTCTCGTTTTCGATCCTGGCCCGCACCGAAAAGACCGTGACCGTCAACGTGCACGGCAAAACAGTGCGCCGCGGCATTTCGCTGTGGGAAGGCGTCGAGCAGTTCAAGCCATTCGGCACGTACAGCATGTGCACGATCATCTGCGCTGACGATGCGGTGGCGTCATGACCGCACTCGCCATCAAAACCGTCGATCGCTCCGCCGCTGCCCGCAAGGCTTGGGAGACGATGCGCGCCCGCAAGGCGATGCTCGGCACAATGGTTGCCGCCGTTTCGCTCGCGCCGGCAGCACCGTCAGTGCCCGCGGCCAAGCCCGCGATCGTGAACGTGTCAACCAGCGCGGACTTTGCGCCGCGCGTCTATGTCGAACCGGAGCTCGTTGCCGTCACCGAGCTCCAATACGTGTCGCTCTATTTGGTCGACCATCCGGTGGTCGGCAACGGCCAGCGCGAGTTCATCGTGCTCGCCATGTCATCGAAGCGCGTGAAGCTCTTTTACTCGCCGTCGCTCGAAACACTCGAAGTGAGCCGCGAGGTCTATGACCGCGGGCACATGCCGGTGCCGTCGCGGCGCTTCAACCGCGACCGTCTGGCCGGGCTGATCCGCAAGCGGATTGCGCTCGCCGATCGCGTGAACAGCGAGCAAATGGCGGACGTGTTGTCAGACGGCGGCGCCGACGCGCAGCGCGTGCTCGAGCTCATTGAGGCCTGACCATGAGCACCCGCTACGAGATCACCGCGAAACACACAGACGGCCGCGCGTACCTTGTCGGATACATCGCCCGGCGCTCGCATCGTGGCCTGACGCAATTCCTCACGTCATACCGCATACAGGTCGCGATTGCCGATGCTACCGGCCTGACCGGCGACACGCATTTCAGCTTTTGGTCAAAGCCGCATCCGCACTGGAAATGCCTTGCCGGGTGGACGATCGGCTTCACCGGCCGGACGTTCCTTGACGCGCAGCGCGAGGGCGAGTTGCCGACGCTCGCTCTAGCGATCGTGCAGCGCCACGAACAGGCGCGCGCCATGTTCGCTGCGGGAGCCGCGTCATGAACCCAATGCGCGTGCTGGTCGCCTGCGAATTCTCCGGCACCGTGCGGCGCGCGTTCGCGGCACGGGGTCACGACGCATGGTCGTGTGACCTGTTGCCGGCCGCCGATCGCAACAACAAGCACATCGTCGGCGATGCCCGCGACTTGCTCCACGACGGTTGGGACCTGTTGATGGTCGCTCACCCTCCGTGCACCCGGCTTTGCAACAGCGGCGTGCGCTGGCTGTCCGCACCGCCTCCGGGCAAGACCGCCGACCAAATGCAATGCGAGCTCCGCGACGGCTGCGCGCTGTTCTCGGCCTTCCTCAACGCGCCGATCGAGAGGATCTGTGTCGAGAACCCGGTGATGCACCGGCACGCCAAGGCGCTGATCCAAAATTACGTCGAGCCTGCGCAGTCAGTGCAGCCGTGGCAGTTCGGTCACGGTGAGACGAAGCGCACATGCTTCTGGCTCAAGAACCTGCCGCCGCTCAAGCCGACGAACGTGGTCAGTGGCCGCGTGCCGCGCGTGCATCACGCGTCGCCCGGTCCCGATCGGTGGAAAGAGCGCAGCCGATTTTTTCCCGGCATCGCAGACGCGATGGCCGAACAATGGGGAGGACTACCGCAATGAAGATCGAACTTGAAATCCCGGCCGATCGCATCGCCAACATGATAATCTCGGCAATCGAGAGTGGCGACCCGGTTACCACTGCCAGCAAAGGCGGATGGTGTTGGGGTGTCTTCTACAAGGCGCGCGATGCTGAACCGCCGAAGACGAACGGCGTCCACTGGTACGCGATGCCGGAGTTCTACGATAACGACGGCCTCCAAATCGAGATCATCGAAGTCGCTGACGAAAACGCCTTTCAATGGTTCTACGATGATGGATCGGCGTGTGAGGCGCTGTTCGGCGCCGGCGCTGATTGGGACGTGACGACCAGCAAGAACTTGGCTTCCGGCGCACTCAAATCGCACATCATCAATCGCGCCAAGCTTGAAGCTGGTCTCACCGCAATGGCGCTGATATTTCCGCATCAGTTCAGCCAGGTCATTGAGGACAACACCGACGCGCCATGCGCCGATGCCTTCCTTCAAGCCATTCTGTTCGGCGAAGAAAAGTACGCGTGAGGGGAACATGAGCGTGCACACACTCGACAGCCGCGAGCTCGCCACAGTGCTTGCAGCCTTGCGCTACTGGCAACGTCTCGCGCTCGCCCAAGAGGAACGCGGGCCAGAGGATGACATAGCCAGCGACGGTGGCACGCTGTCGATCCTCCAGCCGTCAGAAATCGACGCGCTGTGCGAGCGCATCAACTGCGAAGATGCGCCGATCGTGAAAGTCCGCGTCTCTGGCGGCGTGGTCCAAGAGGTTGAAACGCCTCTCGGCCTTGTCATCAAGGTCTTCGACTATGACCACGACGACGGCTCGGTCGATCCCGCGACTCTCGACAAAGACGACGACGGCAACGCGTGCACCATAGCCACATACGGAGGCGACAATGGCGCGTGATCCCGCTGCCGACGCGATCGACCGGCTGGTCGACGAGTCGGACCTGCCGTTGCCGGTCAAGCTGTCGATCGCCAAGGGCAACCTCGAAGCGCAGCTTGCAGCCGCGAACGCGACGATCGCCGAACAGAGTTCGGTGCTTACCGCTGCGCACACGGTGCTGGTCGACATCGTGAAGCACGGATCGCCGTCACCATACGCCACACCGGGTTTCGACGCGCGCCTGGCCCGTGCTCGCGGCGTGGTCGCAATGATCGAGGGGAAGATGCGATGACTTGCCGACTTGAAAAGCAGATGGCGAACTTGCTGCGGAGCGCGGATATCGACTTCACGCGTCCAGAACGAGATCGGTCCGACCCGACGACGTTGGACTTTTACCTGCCTGACTTCGATCTCTACATCGAAGTGAAGCAATTCCATACGGACCGCATCACGCGCCAGCTTGCGGCTGTGCCCGATCGCAAAACCGCAATCATGCTCATGGGGCCGAGCGCGATCAGCGACTTTGAACGCCTCGTTGCCGCGATAAGAGCGTCATCATGAGCCGGCGCCGTCGCATCCCGATCGGCAAGATCGATCCCGATCCGAACCAGCCGCGCAAGATATTCGACGCGGCCGAGCTCGAGCTACTGGCTGACACGATTGCTGCGGCCGATGGGCTTATCCAGCCAATCACGTTGCGACCGCACGGCCGCGGCCGGTTCTACATCGAAGCCGGTGAGCGGCGGTGGCGTGCTCACGGCATCCTCGTTCGGCGAGGCCTCCGCAAGTTCGCGTACATCGACTGTGAGGTCGTGGACAAGAACACGCCGCCAGCACACGTGCGCGCCCGGCAGATCATCGAGAACATGGCCCGCGCCGATCTACAGCCGCTTGAGGAAGCGCACGCCTTCGCTCAGTTCGCGGCGGACTTCGACCTTTCGCCTGAGGATGTTGCGCAGCGACTCGGCTTGTCGCCGTTCCGCGTGCGGTGGCGCCTCTCGCTCTTGAACCTCGCGCCGGCGATCGCGCGCATGGTCGAAAGTGGTCACCTTGACCGGCAACAGGCGCTTGAGGTTGCGCGTCTCGATCGACACGCCGACCAGCTGCGGCTTGTGCAAATGATAAATCGCGGCGAGCTCCAAGGATGGAAGGCGGTGCGCAATGCCGCCGACGCCATCCTGCAGGGCACCACTGCCGAGGATCTGTTCGGTGAGAGCGCACCCGTCGTCAGCGCCGGCGACGTCGCCACGCTTCGGACGATGGAGCGAAAGATAGAGACAATCGCCGGGATGGTCGCGGCCGGCTGGCGTAACGGCGAGTGCATCGTCGCCAACAAGGTCTGTCCGGAGCGTGCCGGCGTGATGGCTGACAAGCTGGCAGCGATTCGCTTGGCGGTCTCTCACATGGAGCGTGAACTGCGCAACACGTCAGCGCAGGTCAAAATCGCGATCGCAGGATAGGAGAACGGCCGTGCTGACCAAGACACCGATCGGAACACATCACGTCTACGCGGAGTGCCGCGATTGCAGCGAAACGTGGGATGACTACCGGAGGGACGAGGCTGATGCACGATCGCACGCCAAGCGCACCGGGCACACCGTTGTCGTCGAGCGCGGGCAGACGTGGACCTATAACCCGAAGTCAAAATAGGAGACTGACATGCCCTGCCAATATTGTATGAGCGGATCGAGTCTCGGAAATCAAAAGGCGCAACTCGTTTTATTTGAAGGTTCGTGGGAGCCTTGGCCGCTGGTCTCGCCACGACCGGATGGAGCTCCCCTTATCTTGTCGAGTATCTGTCCGGTTTGCGATCGTGAGAGATTCAACGCTGAGGCGGTGCCGCAGATCAATGAACGCATCGCCGCATTGGCTACAGCAGAGAGTGACCGATGACCACCATGAGCGCCGACGAAGTGAAGATGGCAAGGCTCGAGATCGGAAGCGCGATGGGCAAGTCACTCACGCAGCGCGACCTTGGTCTCATGCTCGGCTTGGCGCCGGCGAGCGCCGACCGCACGGTGCGGAACTGGGAGACCGATGGTCCTACCGGCCCTGTGGCGGTGGCGCTGCGCTTGATGATGCACTGCGCCCGCAACAAAGACATCGACGTGCTGCGCTACCTGCCGAATTAAGCAAGCGGAATCTTCGCACGCGCCAGCGCAATCGCGATGATCGTGAGCCCGTGGTTCTTTCGCCGGTAAAAGGTGCGCCGCGGAATTTTCAGTTTGGCGCACGCCTTCCGCACATCGGTGTCGCGCAGCGCCCATAGCGCGCCAAGGCAGACGGCACGTGCAACCTCCGGCTTGTCGCGGAGATACATCATCGGCCAGGCCAGTGCTTGCTCTGACCGCGTGATCTCTGCGGCAGTCGGCATCATCCGCGTGCGGTTGCGCGAACGCTCCTCGCGCTCGATCTGCGCGAAACGCGCATATTGATTGAGGTCCAAGAACTCGCGCTGCCCTCGAATGTCAGTCGCATTGTGCTGGTATCGCGGCATTGAGTTGGCGTGCCCGCGCGGCCTGGTCGCCATCGGCATTTGATTGAGCACCCGCATGGCCTCGATCATCCGGTCTTCAACGATGATCGTGTCCCACTGCCGCACCGGTGCCGGCCGCCGCCGCGCGGCATCTGGCATCCGGCCGTCACCCGGAATGAGGCGCGACGACGCCGGTTCCTCTTGGTCGCTGGTCATCCGATCTGCGGTCCTTTCCATAGGGGGGACATGCCGGGGACGGAGGGGGACAAGACGGGACAAACTCAGGCGGCGACACGTCGAAATCACGCATAAACACGGCACTCCTTGGGTTACTGACGGGGACAAACGGCGGGAAGTTCCAGTGGTTAGAATTCCAGTTGCTCCTCGTTTTCTTGGGGCTGGTTTGTCGCCGCTGCAGGCGGGACGATCTCCTGCTTGGCGAAGCCCCTGACGGGCTTCCCGGTCCACCAAACCCACGGGTTGTCGCGACCGATGATTCCGAATTTGAGGAGCGTGGCACCGGCGCGCTGCATGGCCTTTTTGATCTGCTCCTTGCGCTTACGATCGTCGTCATCGTCGATCGGCGCCGACTTGGCGTAAGCCTCGCGCCAGTCCGCATAGAGGACCACGCTCACACCTGCAGGAATGTTAAAGCCGATCGGCGGCGCCTGACCTTTTTCGGCGATCGTGTTGACCAGCGCGCGGAAGATCAATTCCTCTTGCTTCGAGAGCTTGAAGCCCTTTGTTGGTCCGTTGCTGCCGCCGACCGGCACCACCACGCACGATGTCTCGGCATTGCCCCACTTGTTCTTGCCGACCTCGACAACCGGTAGCGTGAATTTCCAGGACAAGCCGCTCTTGCCCTCGCGCTGTTTCAGCACCGTCGCCAGATGAACCTTGAGCCCGCGTTCATCCTGCATTTCGGTTGTCGCGAACTCGATCGTTGTCTCGAAGTCTGCTGTCAGCGAACCGTGACCGCGCGGTGTCGATCCGCCCTTCGGCTTGTGGTGGACCAGCGCAACGGCTACGCCCGCCGTCATGCGGATCCGGTCAATGCGCTCCTTGACCGAGCCGATATCCTGCGATGCGTTCTCGTTCATGCCCGGCGTAGTCGCCGACAGCGTATCAATGAAGATCATACGCAGTGGCTCGCGGTAGAGATTACGGATTTCCGCGATCTCCTCGATCAGCCCGTCAGCATCGGCGTCATCACGGAAGAAGTTCACCTTCTTGGTCACGAGGAAGAACGGTAGCCGTTGCGTCGGCTCTAGCTGGTGATGCTTGGTGTAGGCGACCTTGCGCTTCTCGAAGCCCTTGCCAGCTTCGGCCGCGATGTAGATGACCAGACCTGGCTCTACGTTGGCGCCGTTGAAAGGGAGGTTGCGGGCAATGCACATCGCCATTTCAAAGGCGTCGAAGCTTTTGCCGGTGCCGCTCTCGCCGAAGATCAGCACCGACTCCGATTCCGGGATGATGTTCTCGACAACCCACGGATAGAATTCCGCGTGGCCTACACCGATCGTCTCCCACGCCTTGCCGCCGAATTTTGAGACGAACGCCGGCGGTGACCACTCCGGCAGCTTGGGCAGGATCGACGCGAGGCGGTCGCGCGTGCCGGCCGCTCGCTCGCGCCAGTCGGTGATGTCGGCGCCCTTCGGGGCATCGGGCCAGATCGCTACCGTATCGAGCAAGCGCACGTGGCGGGCGACGCCGAACAACGAAGCGCCGATCACATTCGCGCGCTTGCGGCCCGCCTCATCGTTGTCGATCGGGATAACGACGTCCAGACCGCGGAATCGCTCGGCATGATCGGGCCGCCAGTTGGCAGCGCCGCCCGAATTCGTGGTCGCGACAAAATCCCACTCACGGAAGGTGTCAGTATCTTTTTCGCCTTCCGCAATGAACACGGGATCGTCGGGCGACATCAACTCATTGAGCTCTACCAGCCGGTAGAGCCCGTGTTCGACGCCCTGGGCGAACGTGCGACGCTCGGCGCCGACCCATTCCCTCACGCGGTCTTTCGTCGCCTGATACCAGTCGCCGTTGCGCGAGTGCAGGAAGTCGCCGCCAGACAGGCCCCAAATCCATTCGCCGTCGTTGTCAGGCGTGGGGCGGCGCTGGATGAATGTCTTGTGGGTCTTGCCGTCTTTCTCCCACTCGATGCGGCAGACCTGATAGATCAGCGACCCTTGCGCATCTGTATAATCGTATGTCCGCGTGATCCGTCTGTCGTGAGCTCGAGATACCGGAGCTTCTTCACCGCCGCGCTCGCTATAGCCTTGATCGCTCGCTGACCCTGCGGACTCAGATCGTTCATGCCAATCGACTTGCCGTTGCGGGTGATGGTCATGACCATTTGGGACTGTGACGCCGGCGAGCTTGGCGACTTCCTCGACCGCTGCCGGGAATTCAAAGCCTTCGACTTCCTGGAGGAAGGCGAAGATGTCGCCGTGCCGGTTCGCTGAGAAGTCATGCCAGAACCCCTTGTCGTCATTGACCGTGAACGATTCCGTGCTCTCTTTGTTGAACGGCGAGAACGCGATGAACTCGGCGCCGCGGCGCTTGAGCTCAAGCTTGCGGCCGACAACCTGCGACACCGGCACTCTGGCCCGCAATTCGTCCAAAAATTGTTCGGTGAATGCCATGCGCCCGCAGCCTCACACCAGCCGGGCGGTTGACGGCACGCGCTCACGGTCGCGAAGCGGCGGATCTGAATGCACGCCGACCAGCGGCCGGCTGCGGAGCTCGGTGCAAACCTGTTCCAGTATTTCGTTGCCGGTCAGCAACCGCGCCAGCATCTTCTTGATCTTCGGCGCTGTCATCTGCGCGCTGCGCATACAGCCGGGAATCACGCCGGTGCGCTCGGCGATCTCGGCGGCAGCGATGATCCTTTCGTCGATAGCCCTCAATCCGTTGTAGAGTGGCGCTTTGCTGTTCATGTAGTGCTGCAACGCCGCCGCAATGGTCATCGTCGTTTCGCGATTGATCTCCATCACGACGGTCAGACGCCCTTCGACCTTCGCCGCTATTGCGGCATCGTAAAGTTTTCGGATCAGCGCCTGCGTATTCTGCCAATGGGATCGGGCCGGCTCTTGCGGATTGCTGGCCAAGGCTTCGTCGTGCAAAGCGTTTCTCCGCGTGATGGATGCTTAGGGTTTAACCTTCTTCAATCACTTGGATCACGGCTCCAAACAAATGATTGCGCTGTCTGGTGCGTCGTCGATCTCGCTTTCCTGTTCCACCGTAAGCCACTGGCGATAGGCTTCCATCGCCTCGTGGCGTTCGTGCGGCTCAATGAAAACCCTGATATTCATCACGAACTCCTGTAGTGCGGCCAATGCTTCTTCAGCAGCCTGGCTTAACCCTCCTCGATAACGAGGAGTTGCGTTCCAGCAGCCCCCACGCCGAACCTGAGCTCGATGATCGCACTATCAGGTGCGTCATAAATCACCGCGATTTGTTCTGGTGTGAGACGGTCGCAATAGGCTTCGATGGCATCGAAGCGTTCGTGCTGTTCAATAAATACAACTGCCATCATGGCTTAGCACCCCTTACTTTAATAATGGCAGTCTCGCTCTTACGTGACATCGACGCACGCAAATGTTCGCGCAAGGCCACCTCCAGCCCATCAATCGCCTCTTGCGTTTCGTCCGACCACTTCGAGGTCGAGGTTTTGTTGTAAGCAGAAATGACCGCAGCAGCAGCCTCCCACAGAGGAATTGGTTGACACCTCCTGTTCATCGCGTCTTGCAGCGGGTCGCGTTCCATAACGGGGAAATCTCCTGTCGGTGTGATGGATGCTCAGCGTGTGGGTTTCGGCGGCAACGGCAAGCGCGGCATGGAAACCTCTATCTGTCCTGATATGCTGACGGTCCCGCCAGGGGAGGCGGATCATGGGGCTTTGGGATTGGTTGCGACCGCCGCGCGGTCGAGGCGTCGTCACCGGCGACGGCGCCTTCGCAATGCACGTCGTCGGCACCTCGTTTCACCAGCAGATGCTTGAGGACGTCTGCGGGAAGCGCACTCGCGCGGTTGGCTTTCTCTGCACCGCTCACTGTCGGCAGAACTTCAAATGGCATTGCAAGCTCCTCTACGGATTAACGGGCACGCTGAAATCCAAGTAGCCGCGGCGCGGTGCCTCTGGCGCTGCGGTACGTCTCGAAATTACTGCTACTTCCTCCTCGACCATCACTCGCGCATCTTTCGCGCCAACCTTCTTGACCAGCACGCGGTACAGGTCCAAGAATTCGGGCGGACACCATGAGAGTCGGGCTTGAGTGATACGCGCACGGACTTCGGGATCGGCCATCGCCGCTGCATGACGCGCACGGACTTCGGGATCGGCCATCGCCGCCTTCATCGCCGCTGCATGACGCGCACGGACTTCGGGATCGGCCATCGCCGCTGCATGACGCGCACGGACTTCGGGATCGGCCATCGCCGCTGCATGACGCGCACGGACTTCGGGATCGGCCATCGCCGCCTTCATCGCCGCTGACTTACGCGCACGGACTTCGGGATCGGCCATCGCCGCTGCATGACGCGCACGGACTTCGGGATCGGCCATCGCCGCCTTCATCGCCGCTGCATGACGCGCACGGACTTCGGGATCGGCCATCGCCGCTGCATGACGCGCACGGACTTCGGGATCGGCCCTTAAGGAGGAGAGATTGCAGGCACGGCAGAGAGCACCACCCTTCGACTGACAGTCGTCAGGCCGAGAACATCTTGGATCGCTGTTGGTTTTCGCCATCAGTCTACACTCCTGAATTTGGCCCGCCATTCGGCGTCCAGAGCCAGGAGACGATGGAGCTCGGCCGCGTGCGGGATCAGTGCCTTAAAAGTCAGGTGCGCGGCGCCGAGCAAATCGGTGCGCCAGTTGGCGTCGTGAACGATGCGCTTCGCGATCTCGCGATCGAGACCAATACGCATGGCAAGCTGTTCGACGCCTCGCGCCTTTTCATAGCGCACCATCGTTTCGAGCAACAAGGCATAGGATATTTGCGGTAGCTCGATCTTCGTCAGGTGGAGCTCCACCGCCATTTCAGCGAAGGTCAGCGGCGCTCCGGCAAAGGCGCCGGGAACGTCACAAGGATGCGGACGCGGCACATCAGTTTGCTGCGACACGGCTGTTCTCCCTCGTATTCGCGCGCTTCCGCGACGATTGGTGCTGGTCGAAAAAGTGCAATTCGTTGGTTGAAACGGCGCTCCGCCCGTAGCTCGCACATGCCCAATCGTGGAGCGCGAGCGCATCGGCCCGGTTATCGTCCATGCAGTCAGCCGGCATGAGCCGGAGCAAATGACAACGCGATATCACAGCGAGCTTCGTGGACTCGCGATCACCGAGCCGTCCCTTGCCGATGAAGTGTTTGCGCACCGTGTCTTCGTGGATTTCGACCAGCGCCAGACCGAAGCGGTCGCACATGCCCTCGACGATCGCGTGCAGCCCGTATTGCAGCCGCGGCGCCGACTCGTTGTGGTGCATCCGCACGTGCGCCTGAATTGTCGGAGGCGGTACCACCACGACCATCGCCGGCGGTGCGCCCGACCATTGTTCGTCGAGGAAGGCGATGAGGTTGCCGTGCGCGGTCCGCCGCGGATCGTCTTTGCCTTTGAGGATCACCGCGCCCGATCGTGGCACCTGACCGGGCGCGCCGACTGCGAAGCCGGCACGTTGGCCCAGGTCGATCGAATAGATCGGGCCGGTGACCTTCATGCTGCCGCGCCTTCCTTGGGCGATGCATCGTCGATTGACATGGTGGCGTCACAGCACTTCGGCCAACCGTGCCGCAGGCAGTGCACGGCATCGACCTCTTGCGTGCGGCCGCAAGTCCCGCACTTGACGCGGTTGCCAAGATGCTCCGCCATGTCGCGGTACATCGCGTCAATGTCCGGGATGAAGCCCGCGGTGGTCACGACACGACCTGATGCGTCGGCTCGGCGGTGCCGATCCCGCGCTTGCGGTCGAAGTCTTTTGCCGCTTCCGCAATTCCGCGCTCGGCTTCCTCGTTCTGCTTACGAAGATTGCGCTGCCACTCGCTGCGCGGAACGCGCTGGCCCTCGCCATCGTCGGCGTCTTCGCCGTTAGCGGTCGCGGCGTCGCCGGCGCCGACAGCATCGGCCAGGTTTTTGTTGCGGGCGTCATTCCCGACGTGCCAGCCCTTGAGGTAATCCTGCTCATCGTCCCCACTGGCGTTGGCCGGCGCCTTGCACGGTTCGCCCGCCATGCCGGCGCGCTTGCCTTCCTCGTAGGAACGACTCCCGCCAGCCTCGGCATCGTTGAACATCGTGAACTGCGTGCCAACATCGACACCGGCCCACCGTGCCGCAGCCATCGTGTTCTTGAGCCTCGATACCACCGCCTTTTCGCCTTCCGGCGAGTCGCACTCGATCATGATCTCGATCATCTTCACCGCGTCTTTGCCGAGCTCCGACTTGGCGAGATCGCAGACTTTCTTGTGCGCGGTCCCGGCATCGGCCTTCGCCTTCTTCGAGACCTTGAACGCGTCGCGATGTTTGATCGCGAGCGCCTGCAGTTGATCGTCATTGAGCGAGGTAGGCGCCGGCGCCGGTGCTTCCGATGTTTTGGCCGCTCCGCGCTTCTTCGTCTTCGCCTTGTTGCGTTTTGCCATTGCTGGTCTCCTCAGTTGTAAGCTTGGCGGCAGTGGTGCCCGCAGTACGGTTGACCGTGTGCCGGCACGGCACCGCAGAAAAAGAAATCAGACCTTTGTGGATCGCCGATCGGCCAGCGGCATGTATCGGCGGTGAGCTCAAGCAACGTGCAGGGTCGTGACCGGCAGGAGTCCGCTGCCTCGATCGCTTCGTCGAAGTTCACGACGGACGGCGCATCGTCGCACTCGCGCTCAACGGCGTGACCGTTGTGGGCCACCTGGTCGCCGCCGCGGAACGGGAACGCCGGTAGCTCGATCGGGTGACCGTTCGGCGCCGCGGGCTTCGGCCGGCGAAAGAACACGGTGGTGTCGCCGTTGCGCCGTGCGCGCGAGGTCGAAGCACCGTTCATAGGTGGCGTTGAACCGCGCCGGAACGGTAGCTTGAGGCGCAAGGCTTTGCCGATCACCGCGTTGCGCGTGATGACCGCGGTCTTGTCTGGAAATTCTTCGTTGAGAGTCCGCGCAATGTCTGCGGCGGAAATTCTGTTATCAGGCCACAGGTCTTTCAGGCGCTCGATGCGCTCGGCGGTCCACGACATGGCAACCCCTCGAACGCACCGCCGTGCTTACGCCGACGATCGCGTTCCCTCAATCAGTGAACGTGCTGCCGCCAAATGCGTCTCAATCTCGCGCACTTGATCCGAAGCAAGGTGGCTACCGCTCTGCCGAACCATTTGCAGTTCATGCTCAAGCCTCGCGATCTCTGCTTCGAGCTCTTGTACGAGCAACGCCTGGAGGCGATCCCTTAACCACGCATCAACACGCTTTACGCGACCACGAATGATGTTCTCGAAGGTGCCGCTCCCAACTCGAAGCCGGCGCGCCGTCCGTCGCCGCGCGACTTCGACGGTTGAGCCTTTTGCCCGCTCGATCCGCTCAAGAGAGCGTGCGTGATCACGCGCGCTGTCCATTGCGGCGGTCGGACTCATCCCGGCGCCCTCCGCTGGCTGATTTCTCCCGAAACTCTGGATGTCCACGACACCGCTCCTTTGCCATGATGCCCGTGTTGAGAACGACGGCATCGCGGCGATGCAGCCTGCCAGGGCACGCATCGACGGCGGCGAGAGGAGATTGCGTGATGGAATGGGGATACGATCGCGCTCATGCTGCGCTTGCTCCCCTTGCTTTGACGCGACGTTGCGGCCAGTGCTTGTCGAACCAGTCCATGAACCGGCCGTAGAGATCGACGGTGAAATTGCCGCCAGCCTCGATCCGGCTGAGTGCGGCGCCATCATTGACCGCGAGCTTCCCGATTTCTGATTTCGACTTGCCGGTCAGGCGGCCGAATTCATCCGCGCGCCCTACAAGGGCATCCCTGATTTCTTGCTTGGTGAGGAAACGTCGCGCCATTTGAGGGACGGACGATATTGGATATGTCCAAACTTGTCAATTGGATGGTTAAGCCCCACGACCAGACTCAGTTTTTGCCCGCACTGGACTGGTCCAAGATGGCGCGCGATCTCCTTGAACCGCTCGATACTCGAATCATCGTCACCCGCATCCGCGACCAGATGAAGTCGCGTGGCACGAACGCGTCTGCGGTCTCGCGCGAAGCGCACCTTGGTGGCACCGCCGTCCACGATATCGTGAGCGGCAAAAACAAAAATCCGTCGATCCCGATGATGCTCGCGATCGCGCGCGCGCTTCACTGCGATGTCGGTTATTTGATCGGCGAACAGCCGATGCCGACAATGGGTTTCAACGAAGACACGTCACCCATCCCGATCGCCGGTTTTGCTGAGACCGGCGCGTTCAGGCAGATGCTCGATTTCGATCAGCTTGAGCACAACGCGCCGACAGTGCACGCACCGCGCAGCACCGCGTATCCACTCGCGCGTCACTTCGCGCTGGAAGTCCGCGGCGACTCGATGAACGCGGCAAAGCCAACGCCAATAGTCGAGGGAATGTTCGCGCTTTGCGTCGATATCATCGACGCCGAGCTCATGGTCGAGAGCGGGCGCATCTATGCCGTTCGCCGGACACTCGACGGCGGATCGACGTGGGAGTGCACGATCAAGCGCGCGAAGGTCTACCGAAACCGGATCGAACTCGTACCCGAATCATCGAACGTGCTGCACCAAAAAATCGTCATCATGCGCGACACAGACCCGTCGTCGCACACGAATGAAGTTGCCGCCATCGGTCTGGTCTATGGCCTCTACAGTTCGTTTGAGGAGCCCAGGTGAAGCCGGGGACACGCGGGGACATCGGGGACATGGCGCGGTTTTTGCAATTTTACTCAGACCTATAACTGACTCAGAACTAGCTCAGATTAAGGGGACGCTTAAGCGTCCCCTTTCTGATTCTCAGTAGAAGCGTCCAAGGGCGATTCGGCCGGCTGTCCCCAAGGCCGTTGGATATGTCCATTTCTCCTGTTGACACGTTGGATATATCCAATCATACTCCCTCCACGATCCTTGGAGGGCACCATGACCGCACCCGACACGTTCCAGCCAATCGGCGCTGTCGCCGCCCGCATTGTCCACCTCATCAACCCGCGTCGTGGCCGTGACCTGGCCCGAGGCCGTCGCATGGGCGAAGCCGTGCGGGCGGCTGGCGGCGGCGCCATGGACGCTGCACTCGCCAACATCGACGGCGCCTTCAACGAGGCTGCGGTCATCAACGGGTTCAAGATGCGGGTCGAGCGGATGCTGGTTCTCGGCGCCGATCATCCGGCAGTCCGCGCAAAGTACGGCAAGCGCGCCGACATGCTCCGCCACGACGACATCGACGGCGCGATCATCCGTGTCGAAAGCTGGTATCGGACGGAGCGAAAGGCGTTCCAGATCGCGTCGGCGCTCGGCGGCGGCAACCGCCTTAGCGTCGAGGTTCTTGCCGAACTCCGGCTGATCCTCCGGCTGATCCGCGCGAGCGCCCGCCGCGCCGACTATCCCAAGATTCTCGAAACCGTGCGCGGAGGCAATCCCTTCGAACATCGCACGGTCAATCGCAGCCCGGTCGCCGCGGAGTAGCGCGATGCAGCCGGACAGTTGGCGGGGTGGCGCAGCCAGGATAGCGCGGCAGGCTCATAACCTGCAGGTCGGCGGTTCAAATCCGTCTCCCGCAACCAATTCAGAGCTCGGCGGTCCGACCGTCAGCATGTCGGCATCGTCGGGCCTGGCGCTTGCCGCGCTGGTGATCACCGTCGTGGCGATCGCGTTCCTATTCGCCTTCACCGGGGTGCGGCCGTCATGACCGGCAGCAACCCGTTCTCGCTCGAAGGCGCGCTTGAGATCATCAAGCCGCACAACGATCGCATCCTGGCCGAAGCGCGGCTTGCCGAAGCCGAGGATCGGCTTAAGGCCGCGAACCGGATTATCGCCGAACAGGTCACTGCAATTGCCAGTGCGCACGCGGTACTCCGACAAATCGAGGGTGGTTACTTTCCGGGTGCTGCCGCGGCGGCGCTCAATGGGACGCTTGCAGAAAAGCTTCAAGAAATTGCGCGCGCAGAGCTCGCCAAGATCGAAGGCCGGGCGTGATGACGTTGGCCTATCAGATCAACACGAATCCGATGGGTACGGGTCTTCACTTCGACGTGCCGGCATCGGTCTATTTTGCTGACCCATGCGTGGTGCCATCGCTCACGCAATCGGTCGCGAAGATCCTCATCGGGCAGTCCCCAGCGCACGCGCGCTTGGAGCATCCGCGTCTCGCGCCTCCGAAAGACGAAGAGGACGAAGAGCCGGAGAAATACGTTACGGCCACCGCCATCGGCAATGCGGCGCACGCGTTGCTCATCGGCCGCGGCAAGGACGTGATTGTTGGCGACTTCCCGAACTGGAAGTCAGGTGACGCGCGAAAATTCCGCGATGATCCGGCGCACGCCGACAAGGTTGTGATCCTCAAGAAGCACATGCGACGCGCCGACGCGATGGTGTCGGCGTTCCGTGACCAGCTTCTCCGAGTCCCGGAGACTGCGAACGCCTTCACGGGCGGTCGCGGCGAGGTCGTGGCGATCGCGGATCAGGGCGGCATCGTCATCCTGCGCACCATGATCGACTGGCTGCATGACGACATGCGGACCATCGACGATCTGAAAACAACGGGCATGTCCGCCGCGCCACACTCGATCCCGTCAAAGATGGTTGACGAAGGGTGGGACATTCAGGCCGCGATCCAAGAACGCATATTGGACGTGATCGACCCTGACGGTGCCGGTCGGCGCAAGCATCGGTTCTACGCCCAGGAGAACTACGAGCCCTTCGCGGTGACGCCGCACGAATTGCCCGAGTCGACGATGACGATGGGCCGCAAGAAACTCGACATGGCGATCGCGCTTTGGACGCGTGCGATGAACAGCGGCGAGTGGCCCGCATATCCGCCGATGATCAATCGGCCAGACTACCCCTCATTCAACGAAACTCAGTGGCTCGCGCGCGAAATGGATTTTGCCGAGCTCGGCATCACCACGGCGCCAGCACCGGAGTGGTCTTTGCGCGACGAAAGCCCGCGCAGCCCACGGATGCTGACGGATTTGTCGGGCGGATAACAGGGAGCGTGCAATGAACAAGCCTATTCTGACCGAAGAATTTGCAGAGGCCGTGCGCCAGCAAACCAACGTGTTGCTCGGTCTCGCCGGAGCATCAGGCACCGGCAAGACGCTCACGGCGCTGCGCATCGCGCGCGGTCTTGTTGATGGCGACGACAGCAAGATCGCCGTCGCCGACACGGAAGGTGGACGCGCGAAGCATTACGCTCCTGGCCCCGGTGAAAAGCCCGGCGACCGTCTGTTCGGCTTCCGCCACAAGTTGATGGAGCCGCCGTTCACTCCGGAGCTATTCCGCGCCACGGCGATGGCCGCAGAGCAAGCGGGCTTCGGCGTGCTGATCTTCGATACCGCCAGCGACGAATACGAGGGCGAAGGCGGTCTGCAAATGATGCACGAGGCGGCGCTTCTGCGCATGGCGAAAAAGCCGTCGTTAGAAGACGTCGAGCAATGGCAGTTCGACAAGCTGAACGCGCCTGCTTGGTCGATCCCGAAACAACAGCACAAGAAGCTGTTGATGGCGCGCCTGCGCATCATGCGCATCCACCTGATTTTCTGCCTGCGCGCTGAGGACAAGATCAAATTCGTCAAGGTGCTGGACCCGGAGACTAACCGCGAGAAAACGAAAATCCAGAACGCCGGTTGGGTGCCGATCTGTGAGAAGCGGTTCATGTACGACATGACCGTCTCGATGACGTTCTCTCCGGAGAACCCCGGCGTGCCGCTGATGAAAGACGGCAACGCCATGTACGGCAAGATGCCGGCGCATCTGTTGCCCGCCTTCGAGGAAGGCAAGCGGATCACCGAAGAGACTGGACGCAAACTCGCGCTGTGGGCGAACGGCGGCTCATTGGTCGGCGGCGCGGCGGCGACGATCGGCGGTGGTGATGATCCGGTCCTGTCATCGGGTCGCGTTGCCGCCAAGAAAGGCACGCCCGCCTTGCGCCAGTGGTGGGAAAGCATCGGCGCGCAACAGCAAAAGCGGCTAGTCGGCTTGCTCCGCTCCGAGCTCCAGCCAGCGGCCACGAAGATCGACGAGCAAAGCATCAGTTTCGACGATCCGGCAACGAAGCCTGCGCAGTCCGACACTGAGGCGCTGATTGCACTCGACCGCGATCTCTCCGACGCGGCTGAAAAGGGTACTGCGGAACTGACCAAGGTTTGGGAGGGATTGTCGGCCGAGAGCCGCGAACGCCTGCAAAGCGGTTTCGACCAACGCCACAAGCCTCGCGCGGCACAAGTCGCAGCGTAGCGCCATGACATACGCCCAACAACTCAGCGCGCATTATGCCGCTGTACGTCTCCGGCTCCACGGGCCGATGCGGAAGCAGTTCGTGCCGGTGAGGCCCGCGCCGATCGAGCCGCTGCCCGTGGAGCCGGAACCACCTTCGATAACGGTGCTGACCGAGCGCGAGCGCATCGCCGCCTGCATCCGCACATCGCGCGAATTGATCGCTGCAACTCCTCCCGGCTGGAAGAAGCTGACGTTGATCGTCCGCGCGGTCGCCGCCGTCTACGGAATCACGCCCGCGGAAATTACCGGGCCAAGCCGCCTCCATCGGATTGTCGAGCCGCGTCACGTCGGGATGGCAATTGCCTATCAGCTGCTCCGCTGCGGCACGCCCGCAGTTGGCCAGGCGTTCGGCGACCGCGACCACACGTGCGTCTTGCTCGCAGGCCGAAAGTTCGGAGCGAAGATCGCAGCGATCATTGAGGAGGAAGGGGAATGACAACGGCGGCATACGAGGGTTGGGCGCTTGTCGAGCAAATGGGCTTTCGGCGCACGATCGCGAAAGTCTGCGAGGTTGAACAGTACGGCACGAAGATGCTGCGCCTCGACGTTCCGTTTTGGAACGGCGGCGACGAAGACAGGCTGTCGGCACCGGCCGGCTACTCGACGCTCTTTGCTGGCGGCCCGTCGCTCTATCAGGTCTCGCCGCTCGATGACGAACTCGCCTTGAGCCAGGCGCGGCGACAAGCCGACCCGCGGCCGGTGCGCCCCGTTCAGTACCGCCTCGAAGACCAGCGGATGCAGGGCGACAGCGCGCCAGCAGCAAATGACCACGACGACTACGGCGCGGGAGAAGACGAATGACCATCGAACGCTTTGACGGCATCGAGAAGTGGGCGACGCTCACACCGAAACAGCAAGCCGCGATCGGCGCCGCGGCACTCGAATACTCTGCCGGGTTTCTCGCGGTGGAAGCGTTCGAGGCCGATGAAGGCGGCAGCAACGTGATCCATCGTGCGGCTGCGGCGAATGATGCGGCCTTGGCCGGCGCGCTTTTCAACACGGTAAAGGTCGCTTTTCCAGAAACGCTTTTCGGCGACGTGGTGCCGTCGCGCATCGGCGGTGTCTGCCGCAAGTGCGGCTGCACCGAGTACGACGCCTGCGAAGGCGGATGCTCCTGGGCCGAAGAAGACCTGTGCAGTGCGTGCGCTCCATGACTGACAAGCGCACCATTCACCTTGGCTATGAGCTCGGCACCGGCGCGCCGATCGCCGTGCCGCTGCTCAATCTCGCCGTGACCGGGCAGACGCAAGAGAGCGGCAAGACCACGACGCTCGAAGCACTGGCGACGCGATCGGGCGCGCAGGTAATCACGTTCGTCACCAAACGCGGCGAAGGCTCGTTCGCCGATGGTCGGCGCATTCAGCCGTATTTCCGCGATCGCGCCGACTGGCAATTCGTTGACGCGATTCTCGAAGCGGCGCTCGGCGAGAAGAACAAGTACCTGCGCCAGTTTTTGATTCCGATCTGCCGGAAGACGAAGACGCTGGCAGACGTCCAGGCCGCGGTGCGTACCGGCTTGAAGAAAGCCCACGGTCAGAAAGAAGGCGCGCTGATCCAGCTTGACGCCTATCTCGAATTGATCGTGCCGGACATTGCACGCGCCCGACTCGCACCATCGCTCGATCTGGCGATCGGCGTGAACGTCATGGACGTGTCGGACTTCTCGACGCCGATGCAAATGCTGTTCGTGCAATCGGCGCTTGATTGGGTGAACGAGCGCGAGCGCAACACCGTCGTGGTAATTCCGGAGGCTTGGGAGTTCATCCCGGAAGGCAAAGGATCGCCAGTCAAGTCCGCAGCGGTCACGCTGGTACGCAAAGGCTCCGGCATCGGCAACCGCATTTGGGTCGATAGGACGCCCGAAGAAGCCACTGCACTCCGCCAGCGCAACACCGAGCTCGAGGAGCACGTTGCGGAATTGTCGTCGCAGGTCCGCGACCTGACCGCCCGACTGAACGGCAAAGAGGCGCCACCAGTATCGAAGACGATAGAGCGACCGGCGCCGACAATGGCGGCCGATCACGCGACTGTCGCTTCGATGGATGCGATCTATGCCGAGATCAAGCGGCGTGCGCTCGCCGATCCCGGCATGATTGCCGCCATCAGTATCGCACGGCCGGAGATCGAAGTTCGAGTCGAGAAGAAGCGCATCGAGATCGACGGCACCACGTCGAAGGGCCGCATCGCCAAGCTTCTCGCCGAAGGCTTCTACGATGGCGGCAAGACCAACAGCGCCACGCGCACGGAGCTCAAGCGCACCGGCGCCGACGTGAACAACGCCAACATCGACCGCGTACTCACCGAGCTTCTGCGCGACGGATTCCTGACGCTGGAAGGCGGTTCGTATCTCGCGGTGGCGGGCGCGAAGGTCAACATCGTCGAGGCGTGATCAATGAATGCCACTGCCATCAAACACGGACGGATGACTGACGCGGAGCGCGACGAGATCGAGCGCCTTGCTTCAACAATGAAGAATCCGACACCGGGTAAAATAGCACGGAGGCTCAATCGCAAGGTCAGCACGGTCAACTGGTACATGCTCACGCATGGCCTCATCGAGCGGAAGATTGTGTACCGCGAAACGACCTATCAGCGCCGCGGCTACACTGTCGCTTATTACTCGCAGGCTGCAGACCTCCGCATCCTGGAATTGCGGCGCGATAACAAGAACCCGCGAGAGATCGCCGAAATCATCAGCGGTGAATTCGTCCGACAGCGGACAGGGCATAGCGTCAAAGTTCGCTTGGTCATGCTCGCGTCTTATGTCGATGCGCCGGAAGGTGAGGCAGCATGAAGCCGGGTGGACGCTTCGTGTGGGTGAAAGGCCTCAAAGGCCCGGTGCCGGAAAAGTGGCCGCACGATATGCCGGCCGGTGGCACGCTCGGCAAAGACGTGGTGCACACCTATGAGCTCGGTGCCGACGAATTCGCGTTGAAGATCGCGATCCTCGAACAGCGGTATCCGGCGCCGAAGCCGCCAGAGCCCGAACCGCCGCACGATCCCGAACCTTCGCCGACAACACCGTCACCGTCGACTCCGCCATCTGCTCCAGCTGTAGCGAAAGCGGTGGCCGCAGCATGAGCCGGATATGTCCCGTTTGCGGCAAACCTTTTGCGTCCGGTCGCCTCGGACCACGGGCGACGTGCAGCCGCGAGTGTCGCCGACAACGCGAGCGCGACCTTGAGCTCGCCAAGCGCGTGAGGCGCGGCCAATCCATCGCGCCGGTTCAACACCCGTGGACCGCGCAAGCAAAGGTTCGCCTTGTCGATGAAGTCGCTGCCGGCAAGGCCACGCGCGAGGAGATCTGTGAGCGGCACAACATTTCAGCCGAGGAGTTCGAGTGCTGGTCGCAAGCCTATGCGGTCGGCGGCATCAACGCGCTCAAACTCAAAGGCATCCAGCAACGGAGAGCATCATGTTGACCAAGACCGAGAATGCCAAGACGGGGCGCGTCGCCTCGATTGAAATGGTCGCGTTGTCGAGACTGCGGCCAGGTGAAGATTGTCCGCTCGGATCGCTGAACGTGCGCAAGTCGCCGGCGAGCCAGCAAGACGACACCGAAACCAAAGCCTCGATCGAGGCCGATGGCGTGATCCAGTCGTTGCTCGCCTTCGATATGGACAACAGCGGCATCCTCTATGTCGGAGCCGGTAACCGTCGCCTCAAGTTCGCGAACGAGATCGCCAAAAAGCAGAAGATCAAACCGGAAGACTATGTGGTGCCGGTCTTCGCCTTCGGCGGTCTCTCGGTTGCCGAGGCGCGCGCAAAGTCGCTGGCCGAAAACATCGAGCGTGCACCGCTGCACGCCGTCGATCGCTACGAGGCCTTCGCCGATCTGCGAGACAACCACGGCTTCACCGTCGATCAAATCGCCACCCGCTACGGAATGGCTCGCAAGATTGTGGAGCAATCGCTGGCGCTCGGTGCGCTCTCCGAGCGGGTGCGCATTGCATGGCGATCGGGCACAATCCGCGAAGACGTGGCACGCGTGTTCACGCTGGCCGCGGATCACGTTCGCCAAGACCAGGTGCTCGCCAAAGTGACGAAGGGCTTGCCGCGACATGCGCAGCCCAATGCTTACACGGTCCGCCAAGAGCTCAAGATCGACACCACGAACAGCTTTTCGGGTGGGCTTCTCAAGATCATCGGCCGTGAGGCGTATGAGGCGGCGGGTGGCAAGTTCGCGACAGACCTTTTCACTGACCGCAAGGCAGACGAACAGGTCATCGGCAACCCCGACATTCTCGAACGCCTCGTTCAAGAGAAGATGGAGGCGGAGTGCAAACGGCTGGTCGGCGAAGACGGCTGGAAGTGGGCCGAGATCGATGACGGCCACAACCGCTATATGACTGACCAGCTTCCGCAGAAGAAAAAGTACACGGACGAAGAAAAGAAGACGTGCGGCTGTTTCGTCTATGTCGATCACGGGCCGAAGATCTGTGTTGGTCTTGGCTTCAAAAAGTCGCGTGGGCGCGCGGCGGCCGAGAAGGCGCAAGAGACGAAGGTCGAGAAGGCGAAGGCGGCGCCGGCGAACAAGAACGCGGTCAGCAACGCGCTCAAGCGGCGGCTTCGAGCTCAAGGCTGCAAGGCCGTCAAGGCGGCACTGACCGAGCACCCGCACAAGGATGACCTGTCGACTCTGTTGGCCGGGCTGTGCGCGAAAATGCTCACACCATCGACGACGATGAACTCCGGCTACGGTTACACGCCGTCAGACCTGGATGATGCAGTCGGAAAGATCGGCGACACGATCGACAAGAAGGTGATGAGCGCCGCGCTGCTCAAGGCGTTCGACGCGAAGGATTACTTCGCTGGCGTCAACAAGCACCTTCGCGAAAAGGCGCTCGCCGACATGGGCTTCAAGGGCACTGTGCCGAAGAAGGCCGCCGACGCGATCAAGACGTGCGTTGCCGAGGCCACAAAAACCGAATGGCTTCCGCGCGAGCTCCGCACGTCGCACTACGGCGGGCCAGGTGCGAAAGGAAAGCGGTGATGGGTGAGATCGCAGAAATGATGCTCGATGGAACTCTCTGCGAATGCTGCGGAGAGTACATCGACGATGACGGCGGTGAGGGTTTCCCTCGCTATTGCTCGGCTGACTGCGCGGCCGGTCATGGCATGACATACACGCCACCGGCGAAGCGCCAGTCCGACCGCAACAAGCGGCGGCGCCGATGACAACCTCTCACGACATGATGCGCAGGGCGATGACCGATCACGGCATCACTGCCGCTGAACTGGTCGATTACATCCACCGCTCGATCGGTGGCGATCGCCAGCGCATCGACACCATCGTTCATAGCTTTGTCGCGGGCAATCCCGGACCTATGGCCGTTCACGTCGGCATCATCGGCATGGTCGCTGACCACGCGCGGTCTACGGTGCACTGACATGGCCGTGCCCCAACAACAGCAAGCCGATAGCCGTATCACAGTCACCCTTAGCGAAATCGCGCACGGCCGTACTGACAACGGCAGGCCGCTCGCTGCCGAGATCGCACGTCAGAAAGCACGCGAGGCGCTATCGGCTGCGGGCGTCGATTGGGACGGCGTGTTGAAAACGAGGAAGGAGCCGCCACGATGACGGTTGCAGCTATAGCGACATCGCATGCACGTGAGCAGATCGGCGTGAAGCTTCGCCGCGTCGGGCACACGCACGGCGTGCCGGTCGGCGGGATAGGGCATTGGTGCCCCGGTTGCGGGATCATGCACGTCTTCGCCGTCACGGAATGGGATGGCAACACGCGTGAGCCGACATTCTCAGTCGAGAAGAACCTTGCATGGGGAAACGCGCGCGATCCGAAATGGCGATGGGGCGGTGGCCGATGTCGCTACACGATCCGCACCGGCGTCATCGCGTTCGCCTCTGACTGCACGCACAAGCTGGCGGGGCAAAACGCGCCATTGCCAGAGCTTCCCGGCCACCTGCGAGACTGACCGATGATCGGAGAGCTCGCACTGTTGATCATGGTCGCTGCAGCTGGCTGGCGCGTCTTCGGAGATCCGTCGTGAAGGATATCCCGATCATATTCTCCGCGCCGATGGTGCAAGCACTAATCCGAGAAGTCGAATATCCCGGCAACGGCAAGACGATGACGTGGCGGCTGGCAAAGCGCGGCGTGCCATATGCGTCACCTTGGCGTCAGGTGAAGATTGGCGATCGCATGTGGGTCCGCGAAAATTTCTGCGGGCCTAAGATAATGTCGCAGACTACGCCGGCTGAGTGGGGAACACAGTGCCCGATTAGGTATGTGGCTGACGGGCTTCCTGGGTCTGACTGGACAAGGTCGCGGCCGTCAATCCACATGCCGCGCTTTTTCTCTCGCCTCAGTCTGATCGTTACCGCCACGAAGGTCGAGCGGCTGCAGGCGATCAGCGAAGCGGACGCGCGGGCAGAAGGTATCTTTTGGGATTTTTCACGTGATCCATTCGCGAGAGGCCCAGGGGCTTGCCACTACGGCACATCTGCATTGGACACCGCCAATGGACGTCGCGGCTTTAACACGGCGCGCGGAGCATTTCAGGAACTTTGGAATCGTCTTCACGGCACTGGCGCGTGGGATGCAAACCCAGAAGTGGTAGCCATGACCTTCACCGTGCATCGCTGCAACATCGACGCGATGCCGAAGGAGATCGCAGCGTGAGCCTTAGCCAGAAAATCGAGCACGCGCTCGCAAAGAGTCTCCGCGATCGCGGCTATCAGATCGCCGAAGATGGCGACTGCTACGCCATCATGCGTCGGCACTGCGCAATGGCAATGGCCGGCGAACCGTGTGCCAGCCGCGGTGATGGGAAGATCAGTCTCACCGAAATCGCCCGCGAAATCGAGAGCGAGGTCGCGGTATGAGTTTTCCGCCGCCTGCGCACGGGTGGACCTGTTTCCACTGCGATGAAACATTCCATACTTGGATCGACGCGCGCGATCATTTCGGTGCTGCGCCAAACGCCGAACCGGCCTGTCTCATAAATCGCGATCAGCTTGGCTTGCTGAGAAGATTGCGTGAAGCCGAACAGGAACGTGACGAATTGCGGGTCCGAAGGCTCGCACAACAGATGGAAATCGACGAAGAGGAAACAGTCGCACGTTTCCGAGCACAGCGTGAACCATGAGCAACGATCCACTCATCGGCGACTGGCCGGAGGGTGAATCCCGCACGGTCGATATCGAACTTCGACCGTGCCCGTTCTGCCATCATCGGCCGATCGCCACGTACATCCCACCACACACGCACGGCATTTCAAAGCTGCCGCCATTCCTCGGCGCTTTCTATATCGAGTGCTCCCACTGCGAAGTGATGATGATGGGCGACGAAATGCTCGATCTACAAAGCAAGTGGAACGATCGACCTTACGACCTGGCCGTTGCCTGTCGCGTCGAGGTGATGAAAGAGCCGAAGCCGCCAGAATGACGCGTGCCCTCTCCTTCACCAAAGCAAAACTGCGACGCGCGATCGAGGCCGCGCGCGAGGCAGGCTTGCGCGTGACGGGCATCGCGCCGGACGGCACGCTCCTCTTGGATGACCACAGCAATCCACAGGCAGAAGAAAAGTCCGTTGAGGAAACGCGCGAAGTGGTGCTGTGATGGAAGGCGTGCCCCGCCAGCGTCCGCCCCACTTGCACCGCGAAGTCAACCGCCACGGGCGGCCGGTCTGGTATGTGCGCGTCGGCAAGGGTCCGCGCACGCGCATCAAAGGCGAGTACGGCACGCCAGAATTCACGACGGCTTATGACGCCGCGATCGGCGGCAAGCCAGCGCCGGCGCCGCAACAGTTCAACGCAAAGACACTCGGCTGGCTGATTGAACGGTATCGCGACAGCGCCGCATGGGCGGAGCTCTCGCCGGCGACACGTCGCCAACGCGAGTGCATCCTGCGCGCCGTCACTGAGACTGCTGGCCGCGACCCATTCTCCCGCATTGACAAAGCAGCGATCGAGCGCGGTATCGAGCGCCGCACCAAGCCGCACGCGAAACGTCACTTCCTGCAAACGATGCGCGGGCTATTCCAGTGGGCGCTTAAGGCGCAACACGCCAGCAATGATCCCACGGTGGGCATCAAGAGTATTCGACCGCAGACCGAGGGCCACACGCCCTGGCCCGACGATTGGTGCGAGAAGTTCGAGCGCCGCTGGCCTCTCGGCACACGCGAGCGCCTGGCCTATGAAGTAGTGTTGCAGACCGGCCTCCGCCGCGGTGACTCCGTGCGTGTCGGGCGTCCGCACGTAAAGGTTATGCCGGTTGGCAAGCCGCCAGTGCCGACTCGCGTGATAACGATCCGCACTGAAAAGCACGCGCCGGGTAAGCTTGGCGAGATCGTCACCATCAAGATAACGCCGGAGCTCCAAGCTGCGATCGATGCAGGTCCGGTCGGCGACCTCGCTTTCATCTGCGGCGACAAGGGCCGACCGATGAAGAAGGAGTCCTTCGGCAACTGGTTCGGCGAGGTCTGCCGGGCGACCGGCATCCCCGGCACGGCTCACGGTCTGCGGAAGACGCGCGCCACGCGCGCGGCGAACAACGGCGCCACCGAAGCCGAGCTCGAGGCCATGTTCGGTTGGGCGCGTGGAAGCAAGGAAGCGGCCGAGTACACCCGCAAGGCCGATCGCGTCCGGCTCGCCCTGCAGGGGTCGGCGAAGCTGGAAGACGACAACAAAAGTAGAACCTCTATTCCCGCACTCTGAGGTCAGGTGCGGGCGCTACGCCTAAAACCCCTGCCCTTTCAACGGCAAATTTTGATCGTGGTGGGCCCGGGAGGACTCGAACCTCCAACCAAGCGGTTATGAGCCGCTAGCTCTGACCATTGAGCTACGGGCCCGCGCCGGAACTCATGCATCGGCCGGAGCGGAACCCATACCATACAGGGCG